CACCGTCTCGCGCTAGCCCTATAGTGTTGTACTCGTTCTGCCCTTGGATGGCGATGTACTTTGGCCCCGTCCCATCGTCGGCGGTGATGTTGGTGGCGAAGATGTGACAGAGAACAAAGTCATTGTTGTCTACCTCGGTCTGCTGCCACGCGCCGCCCGTGAAATCGTTCCACGCCAGCCGCCCGGAGCCGCCAGAGAACGGGATAACGGGGAAGGACTCACCGGAGATCGTCGTCTCGGTCCACCGCCAGGCGCTCGCCCCTTCTCGATACCAGATTTCGATGGGATCGCCAGCGGCGATTGCGGACAACTGCCAGAAAACATCTTCGTCATCGAATGTCCCGGCACCAATTCCAAACTGCGCGTCGGAGTCGGAGTTGCCGTTACCGCTGGTGTCGATGTCCTGGATAGCCATGCCGCTCACCCACTGAGCGTGCTGCGTGAAGTGGAGATAGCGGTGGGTTTGCGGGGACATACTCGCGCCATGCCACTCAGGAAGCAAGCGACCATCGTTGTTCGTCGCATCCCAGTAGACATAGGCGATGATGGTGTAATTGACGATGACGTTCGCAACGTCCTCCGCAGATGGGTTGAGAGCGCTGGTGATCGAGCCTTCTGAGTCGATGTAAAAGACCCACAGTCCCTCGGTGTCAGTGATCGTCTCGGTGAGGTTGCCCGTCTCGGTGTACTTCACCCCGCCGAGGAAGTAGGAAAAGCTCGTCACGGCTGGCGAGACAGTCAGCGTGCGCGTCCCGTCGTCCCATGCAAGGGAAACGTCGTCCGCATCCTCGAACCCGTTTTGGCCCCACTCAGAGCGCAGGACGTACTGCGTGTGGTCGTCGTCGAGGAGGCCGCCAAGGGAGCCGTGGTCTATGGCCCCAATCAACGAATCAATCTCAGACTCCGTGTAATATCTACTGTCATGGATGTGGAGAGAGGTGTCTCCGCCATCTGTGAGGTCGGTCCAGTTTGCAGCAAACGTCGCCCTATCGGTCGCAGCAGAGGCAAGAAGATACTGGGTGTGGTCGTCATTAAGGAGACCGGACAACGACGCATGGATTCCACCAGAAACAGCAGCAGCAGCAAGCGGCTTAGAAATAACACTTTTGCTAGTGGCCTTCTCTGTAACCTTAACCTGGGTTATCGTTACCTTCGCATTAAGAATGTATATGTTATCATCACCATACCCAGGGATGGGGTCTCTGTCCGAGCCAACAACAAAAACAATTACGTCACCAGCGTCATATGTTCCGGTGCCATCAAATTCGATTACTGGATCTTCTCCATCATATTGATAGCTCGCTGTTCGTTCGCCAACTTTTTCCCCGTTGATATATGTTGAGACCCAGGCCCAATCGCCGTCTTCAATGCCGTCAAATTGAATGTAGAACTCAAAATGATAATCACCTGTAACGGGGATTGTAAACTCCGTTGAGTTGTCTCCATCCATCATGTCGCCATAATCATAAACCTCTATGTCCCAGAGAAGATCTTCCTCACTTTTAAAAAACTCATTTTTTGTTGTTGCTTGGACGCTGTTGTATGTTTCGGCATCGCCACCACCGCCGCCACCACTGGGAGAAATGGACGTGACGCTATTGAGCGGAATCCATGCTGCCTGCCCACCATCATCATAAGAATCAATATATGCAACCTGGGTGTTTTGATCAAAAAAAACTCGCCTTGTTGCCCTTGGCTCTGGCCTGTTCTCTAGTGCGCCAGACATGATCATGTTTTCAATACGATCCGTCTGAGGCACGTAACTCGCTTGAAGCTTCTGAATAAGGCTCTTTGACCAGTCGATAATGTCTCGAACCTGGTCATCCCGCTCCTGTATTGCCGCAAGAACATCTGGATCAATGTTCGCATCAATGTCTTGAATCAGATCTTCTGGCGGTTGCGGGAGGTCTGCAATTGGCGGTAGTGTAAATTCGCTCATTATGTCCTGCTCCCAGCAACCCTGAACCTAGCAATCATGCCCCAGAACTCATAGTCCCCGAGAGGAGACGCCGTCATTGGCGCGGTGAATTCAATCTTATACGAGAAGTATCTCGCCTTAACCCTAGGCTTGGCAACAATCGGACTCTCTGTCGGGTCTAGCGTTCCCTGCCACAACTGCTTTAGCTTTCTTACCGAGTTCCCACCATAGATCGTCAACTTCATTTCCGCTTCTGTGTTGCTAATTGCTGGCGTATTGTCTCCTGCGGGGAAAGTGTATTGAGAGGTGTCAACATCACTCATCGGGTCTGAAAGGATTTCAAGTTCCATGAGAACCTTCAGCTTGTCTGGATCTCCAAGATCCGTGATGGCGCTTTCAAGAACACCAACAATCGGCACACCATAATCATGCAGTGAATCACCAACCTGGTAGATGCTCCCATAAGAAACACCAGCCCTTGACTCCGTTGGTTCATGCTCAACGCCAAGAAGAAGCCTCCGCTCCTTGTTTGTCATCGCGCCAAGCGCTTCTGATGTTGGGACGGTCAGACTTCCAAGCGCAACAGGCTGATCTGCCCTATAGTGCATACAACCACAAAGGATTCCATGGTCATAAAGCCTTTCATCTTCACTTAATATCTCGTCCATGTCATAAGCCATCGACTGCTTCGAATACAGGATTGGCCATCCAGTATAAGGCTGCTTTGAAACATCAATGGTCAGTCCCTTGCGAACAATTCCGCCAAGACCTTTGACTGGGTAGAAGACATGAACCTGCTTTTGGTTTTCGTCAAAAAGCAAGAAAGAGTTTTCAACATTATCCCTATCAAGCTCTCTTGAAATCCATGTTCTGAATTGATCACCAAGATCTTGAGGAAGTCCACCATTGAACATGTAGATCCCGCCGTCTCTACCAAGGTAAATGTGCGTTGAATCGTTGAGTGCAACAACTGATCTCGGACTTACTGGCCCTTGAATTCCGGACGCTCGAAGGTATGGAGCAAACGGAGACAGACCGCTCTGCGCTGTTAGGGTATAGATGGCGTCAGTCTTATACACAGCAAACTGCTGAATGCCCATCTCTTGGATTGCAACAACCTCTCCAGGAGTATCAGCCAGGCGCAAGATGTCACTTGGATACCACTTTTTCTGGCCTCCGGTAAGCACGGTCCCGCTATAGACCACGGCGTCTGGCCAATAAGCAAACGTTTCATTGTTATAGAATTGGTGAAAGTTTACGTTTGGATCTTTATTTGCAGCATCCTCAAAATCACCCTTATATGGCAGCCCACCATCACTGAGCATTGTCTCAACGTCAAGATACGAAACGTTGCCAGCAATCACGCGCTGAGCACCAATGCCAATAGCCTTCGCTCTTGGACACTCGCCAACGCTGCCACAGGTTGTGACTGTCGGAGAGGTTGGGTCTGGATCTACATCCAAAAGGAATGCTCCCTCAGAGGCAACAAGAACATGCGTGCGCTGCTCATAATCCCATGCCCTCATCACGGGCCTGTCTGTTCGATCAACACTTACAACGCCAGTCTGACCGGGGAGACCCCACCTGTCTGAGTCTGATCTAAAAATTGCAGCATAATAAAACAGGCCGTCATCGCCGTCTGATATGTTTGTCCCACCAGCAGCCTTCCAATTATCGTACCAATCTTCCCATACTTTGTTTACCTGAACTCTAATGCCACTGTCCAAGCCACCAACATCAACCCTAAATGCCCTCCCAAGATCATCTGTTTCTTGGAAATATGTGTACTGAAGAAGGTAAGTCGATGCGCCACTAACGGCGTTCCAATCCATCGCAAGCTCCGCCGTGCCTGGCGTGCCTTGGACATCTGTCACCTCAAATCCGTCAATGACCATTCCGGTTCCGCCAACAACGAAACTCATAGACAATCTAATCCAAACAGAATCAACATCCGCGTCAAACTTGGTCCAATCAATATTGCTGAAATCAACTGTTAACCCAGGCTCGTTGGTCCAATACTGACCATTAACAATGCCTGGACCAAAGGTTCCGCCAAGCGTCCAGTCGGTGTCGGTAGGAGTCGCGGGGTTGTTTGCGTTATCGCCAATGTCGCTTTCAAAGACATCAATCTCAGCTTCCGTGACAGCAACAAGAACATCTCTTGTGGTTGTTCCTTCTTGCTGGTAGTCAAATGATCCAAGGCCGATAACCGAGCTTCCTTCGGTTTCGTTTACATAGTTCGCCCTCTCAAGCCCCTTTCTCAAGCGGAGAATTCCGTCTTCTCTGATGAAGTTGCTTGCTTCAACCAGGCCATTGATCCCAACCTTGCGTGGGTGCTCAGATCTAATTACCCCACCCAGTGGATCTGGGAACCGCGCACTCGGCATCTTCTTCATATTGACTCCTAGGCAACAGCGCAAACAGTCCCTGTTTTCACAGTTCCGCCGCTGTATTTTGCCTTGACCATCAAGTTATTCCCAGATTCATCCAAATAAAAGCTAACACTTCCATTAGATAGGTCTGCATCCAGCGGGGCCGCATTCTGCGCTCCCAATATAACCTCTCTCCCGAGAAGCTGTGAGTTTGTGTCTATACTACCAAAAATCGCAACATCATTGCTGTCAACAGTTACAAGATCATAAGTAGCATTCTGTGCAGCATTGCCACCCTGCAAAGCCTTGTCGTTCAATAGCTTGAAGTCGGTAAGCCATAAGGTTTCAGACGCAGCAAAGTAGCAGATTTGATCAGAGCTTGATGGCGCAGTATAGATGGCGAGTCCGGAGCTTCCTGCGGCATCAAAGTGCAAAAGGCCAGTCACCGGGTAGCTGTTGCCAGCGCCCAGTGGAAGATATGATCCGAGGTCAGTAATGTCAGATTCTGTGTGTGTGTGGTCGTCCACGACATCTAAGCATTCCTGAACGGTGTCGTGACCATCATCATCGGCAAAGATCCCGCCAAAATTAGATGTGTCAACACTAACGCTAGATGCGGCAAAAGACCCGTCACCAGCAAGAACAAAGGCCCTGATGGCCTGCACTGTAGCAAGCTCAGTATCCTCGCTAGAACCTGGCGTTGCTGGAATCTCGCTCACAATGTCATCCATGTCAGCACTCGTGCCGATGGCAAGAGATGTCGTGACCGTGACCGCTCCAGCGTCCGTGATATCAAATGGTGCAACTAGAGTATTAGTAGACACTCCGAGAACGTGACGAATTGCGGCATCAATGCTCGCAATACATGAATCAAGCTCGTTGCCGGTGTCTGAATCCGTCCACCTGTTGGTTGGGAATGAATCTTCAGTGTAGTTTCCCATTATGTTCTCCATGTCCCGGCTCTTCGGGCTTTAACTCTTTTAGCTCTGTGAGTTATGTACTTGCTTTTCATCTTCAACTGATTGAATTGTTTCCTGTAATTGGCCTGAATTCCGCCCCATCGACCAGCATCCTCTTCCCAGTTGTACATGATAAGCTTGTCCATCACACCGTACCTCAGCAGGTTGTCAGCATTGACTATAAACACGTTCGTGTCTGCGTTGGCTGTAATGGCTGTTGGCCTGTAAACCCCATAAACTGAGAGAGTTACAGCGAGCGGAGGAGCTGGTCCAACAAGGAATGTCTTGCCAAACGTGGACCAATACTTTCCCTGGTCTCCAGACGAGGAGGCGGAGAACGGGTATCTACTATTCATCTCCTCCCAGCTAATGTAGTCAAGCTCAATGCCATCCTCAAGATCTCCATAGTAGACCGTGATGGGCTTCTCCAATCCGGTTGGGAATGGAATGGCCCGGAGGTACTCGATGTTGTTCGGCACCGCCGAGCCACTCGCAATGTTTGCTGTCGTGACAAGAGAGCCGTCCTGCTTAGCAGGCGGAATCTCGCCGTTGTCATTGAAGTTGTTTGATGCGGTACGCGCAACCTGGCCGTAGTTAAAGCAGAACCACGGATCTTGAGCAGACATCACGTCGTCAATGACCTCGTCCATGAGGCTCCAAACCTCTTCGTCATCGACTTCGTCAATGGCCCACTTCTTAACGCGAGTGACGATATCTCCAGCCGAGTCTGCCATAACTACTCCTTACTAGGTTCGTTGTTTTATTTCACTCCGAACCTTCCTTCTAATTATAGCAGCGGTGTCGTTCTCGTCAAAGTCCACACCCATGATCTCGGCAAGACCAATAAGCTCGTCCTTCTTCATCCGAGTAACCTCGGTCAAACTGGGGAGCTTTGCCTCAGCAGTGAACATGTTAGCTTTTGGTTCCGACTGCTCCAACGATGGCTCCTGGCTTGGTTCGGATTCTAGGATCTGAGCGGGGGCCACTCCCGGAATGCTCTTCAGGGTTTCCATCGCCTTCGCTAGCAGATCCTCTTCCACTTTTGGGTCAGGCTTTTCCCTCTCACGCTTGTCTTCCTCAGAAAGAAACAGGTTCCCATAATTGGGATGAGAGCGAAGCTCGGCTTCAAGCTGCACATCATCAAGGGTCAACCAATGACCCTTGAAACGGATAACGGTCCCGCCAATGGCGAGTCCGAGTCCGGGCTGATACGAATAATAGTTAGCCATTTTCCCCTCCTAAAAATGGCGGGGGTGGGATTTCAGCATAGCCATCACCATGCAGCCTCCGACCCCCGCCTGGGTTAATCTTAGCTACCAAGAACACGGCAACGAACAACCTGACCAGCGAGACTTCCGTCTCCAGCAAGAGCTTCGGCCTCTCCGTAATGGAAAGTCCAGAAGCCGCTGTCAAGTTCGTTAGTCTCATCTTCTTGGGTGCAAACGATTGCCAGCTTATCGCCAGCAGAAACCCGAACAGAATGCGGGAACGCAAAGTCATAAGTTGTGATGTCCTGCGGGAATGCACACACGCCGGAGCTTTCTCCGTTGGTTGTGTTGATCACGTAGAACTCAATATCATTCGCAGAATGAGGGGTGTCTGACGTATCAAGAAGCGACACGCCATTGATCACGCCAGTACGAGCCGCAACGTAACCAGTGTCGGGGATGTTGAAGTCATGCTCCGAGGTGAAAACTGAAGTGGTCGTAACCTGAGCCTTCAGAAGTTTCGCCCGAATCCAATAAGCGGTCTGACCATCAACATCCGAAGATCCCCAATCCTGCGGTGGAACAATCGTCATGGTCCCGGTCTGCTCAAAAGAGTAGGTTCCGTCAGTCGCATTCGAACCACTACCATCGTAGATGATTGCGGATGTCAGGGAATCCCACGAGCCATCAGCGTTGTAGTACTCCCATCCAACCGAGTCGGCTGCGCCGTACACCGCTCCAGTGGTAATGGTGAACGCAATCTGCCCAAAGGGAACGGCTCCACCAAAGTAGACCATGTCACCAATCGCTTCGTCCGCAGCATCGGGCCACGGCTGGTAGTCGTTGGTTACGTCGTCACCAAGGTCGGCGGAGTCAGCCAGATTCTCATACGCGGCTGCGGTCGAGTTGTACACCTTGCAAAGCGCAGCGGCCTGTTCGGTCCCGGTATACGCTGGAACCATCGTGTACTCTGCAAGAGCATCAACGGTGACTTCCTGATCAGCAGCGCCAACAAGAGCCTTCAGCTTGCCGTTGGTGGTGTCCCACTCAAAGCCGTAGCCGTTAACTTTGCCGGGCTGGAGATCGTAGATGATCGAGCCAATGCCGCTGTAGTTAGTGAGATTTGCAGCAGTGATGGCCCAGCCACCAGCCGCATAGTTCTCATCAAGAGTGATGTCAATGATAGCCTCCCGGAGTCCCCGGATCGGCTTGAGCGTCTTCACATTAGAAAAGGAGAGCGCCATGATCTACCTCCAGTAGATGGACGGCAGGGTGGGGCCGAAGCCCCACCTTGCGGTCATAGCTAGTTAATATTAGCCCACGAAAGCGTCGATGCCGGTGGCGATGCCATGGGTGCGCGGGTGGCGCAACTCAAGCGAGGCCTTCGTCATAAACTCGTGGACGGTCTTGTCTTCGCCATTGCCCTGGCGGTCCTTCAGGAAGCGGGTGTCGCGGCCACGAAGGAAGCGATACATCACGTTCTTCGTGTCCACAATGTGCATCCGCTTGGCCCAAGAGGGATGCTCGGAGAACAGAGGATGGTTGACCATCTTCAGTTCGCCCCAAGCATGCACGAGGGTCCGGATCTGCAGACCGTAGGTCTTGTCCGAAGGCTCCAGGAAGATCTGCCCAAGATCCTCAGCGTACTGAGTCATCACACCGAGAGCCTGAGAACCACAGAACGCGATCTTATTCATGGACATGCCAGGAATGGTATAGATCGGGCGCAGGAACTCAAGGAACGCAGCGCGACTCAGGCCGCTAGAAAAGTCGGTCGTATAGTTGGAATCAACAAAGAAGTTGAACCCACCCATGAACCGCTGATCCTGGGTCGAGGTCCGCCCAGAGATGGTCGGGGTGATCGGATATGGGACGGTGTCAGAGCCGGTTCCGCTCTGGAGAAGCTCGCGCTTACCAAACCAGAACGCCTTCTCCATCTCCATGGAGTGCTGCATCGCAGCGTCGTACTTCAGGTTGTCCAGAACCTTTCCGGTGCGGAAGTAGGTCTGGGCAGCATCGTCGGTCAACTCAAGCGCGGTGCGGAACGTCTCGATAAAGTTCCACCGCTCGCTCGGCTGATAGGCGATTGCGGTCGGGTAGTTGTCACCCTCGATGTTGGCATTACCGATAATGGTAATGACCTGGCTGTTGCTGGGAGCAACGCCGGTTCCAACCGAGCCGCTGTTGTCGCCATAAGTAGCCGACGCGCCGATGTTGCGGATAACCTTCAGTGAGTTGGCCAGGGTAGAGCCCTTACCAACAACAAGCATCACTTCGCCAGTGGTCTCGTTCTTGATGATGTGACCAACCTTGAAATAGTTTTCAGGATTGGTGTATTCAGTCGTACCAAGAACAATATACTGGTCAGTGGTGCCGGTTGAGGTCGTCGGGGTCGATGCCGTGTCACCATCATCGGTGACATCGCCAGTGGCCACGAGCGCATGAATCTGATCCGGGAAAGTCTGCTCGAAGATGGTAAACTTCACGTCATCCACATCTTCGGACTTGAGCATACCCAGAAGGCCCATGAAAACCGCAGGACCATTCGGGTATTCCCGAAGGATCTTCTCGCGGAAGTTAGTAGGACGCTCATTGGAGCTAAGGCCCCAGGAGCCAGTGCCACGCATGCCGAGAATAGCTTCTGCCATTTTTGCCTCCAAAGGCAGAGTTGTTTAAATTAGTCAACCTGTTGCATAGCCTGAGTCGCCCCAGTCGAGTGCATCTTCAGCCTCAGTTTTGGGCTGCTTGGGTTTCGGACGCTTCGTGGGCTTCTTGCCCCCACCCGTTGCGCTTCCACCAGCCTTGCGTCTATCAGACTCAATCTGCTGTTTAGCTTTCTTCTTCTTCCCACCAAGGGCTTTCCTTAATGTAGATCCTGTCATTGCATCATACATGGAAGCCATCGTGGGTCCGTCGAAGATCGGGTTAAACGTCGGGTTCCCATCAGCATCTTTGGGACTCGCCATAACTTTATCTGCAACAAACTGCTTCAACTGCTGCCAGATTTCTGGATCAGAAAGCTCGTCGTAGCCTTCGAGTTCTGCGGCAGCCTTTTGAATCTCAGCATCTGCGCGAACCGCCTTCTCTTCGTCCCAGCTTTTGACAGCAGGATCAATGAATCCCCTGATGCTGTTAATCTCTTGGGCGAAATGAGAAACGACCTTGGTGATGAGATCACGAGTGGTAGCGGTATCGTACAAATATTCTGCAACCAAGCCACTATGCTCATCAAGCTCATCAACCGACAAACGACCCTGCTCTACAAGCTGATCAATATGGGGCTTGAAGTGCGCCTTAAGCTGGTCAGCGGGCGGTCGCGGAGGAGGCTGGGCGGCTGCTGCCGCTTCCTTTTCCGCTTCTTCTCGCTGCTTCTGCTCATTCAGCATGCGGTTGCGAGTCCACTCGTCCATGACTTTGCGGTTCTCAGCCTCAAGCTGTGCGATGCGCTCTTCTCGCTCTTTGATTAGGTCGTTGCGCTCATCTGCGATCTTCTGGAAGTTACCAACCTGGTTGTAGTGCGTAGCCATTTTTGACAGGAGTTTGGGGTCGGCGGCGATTTCTTCGGCTGTGTACTTCTTCCCATCAAGGGTGAAAGTACTTGAGCCTTCTTCGTCGCTCCCGTCATCCTCGTCACTCTCGGTCGCTACATCCTGTTCAGCATCTTCCTCTTCAGCTACCTCTTCGTCGTCGGCCTCCTGCTCTTCTCCGTCATCAGCATTGTCTTCAACAACCTCTTCCTCTTCTTGATCCCAAGGACGGTTGTCTTCAACTCCGCCACCACCGAAGTCGAGAGCATCTTGTGCCTCCTGCTCCAACTGTTCGTCTGTTTTCTCCTCAGCCATTTTAATCTCCTTCGCAGATCCCGCGTTCCAGGTCGTCTGCTACTGTTGGTGATCCCTTTCCCATCGGGTAGTCACATGCCCCTGTTGGCGGGGCGCTAGCCATTCGCATACCATTTGTTTTGCTTCAGTGCCTCACGAGCACCAGCAACTGCATTTTCATGCCTTTGCTGTTGATCACGTAAAGTATGCAATAGTTTAGACTTATTGTCAAACTCTACACAAATTCTCTTTGGGGCGCGAAGCTTTTCGGCAGATGCGTTAATCTGCCCAAGTATGTGAACAGCCTTGCTGGGCTGATCATCTGGCTTGAACGCGACAACCAGATCACAAATAGTCTCGATGAGTTTGTCTCGCTCCTTGTTCCACTCCTCATCCTCCCCAGCAACACGAGCACGCGCCTGCCGCACGACCTGCCCATAGATGTCCAGGTCTCGCTGCAGTTCCTCAATCCTTTTCTCAAGCCTACTGTCCATCTTGGCACTCCGAGTTAATCTCCAGGAGCAAAAGCTTTAAGGCGTGAATGCACCCCTCATCAAGTGCCTGATTCTTGTCTCTAATTTCGCCAACGTTAATAGCCCAAAGCGCCTTCTCGTCATCAGTTCCGTTCCTGGGGAACGGGGGGATCTCCTCGTGCATACCGCACTCAGGTATATCAACGCAACGATAGATATAGCGATCAACATAGATTTTTTCATATTTGATGATTGGCTCTGGAGGCACGGTGCTCCCGCAGCCGACGGCAAACAAGGCTAATAGAATCAATACTTTACGCATTACTCCTCCCCGGCCATTGCCCGTAGCACGTTCTCATAGGTGGCGCACAGCGGGATCTCCCCGGCCTCTTGTCGAAGCTTGTCATACTTCTTGCTAACATCAGCGAGTTGGGCCTTGGCCTTAATCAAGCTGGCAACAAGCGTTGCAATCCTGTCCAAAGCCTCGTCCAATTCCTCTTTCCTTTTTGCTGCATCTTCAGCATTCTTTGAGTACTCAGCAATGATTTCATCCTGGGCTTCTCGATTAGCCTTACATTGCCCATAATCTCGATTGAGAACTTCAATCTGAAGTTTCAGTTTCTCATTCTCGTCACGAAGATTATCGACATAAAGAAAGCCGCCAACGACCAAAGTAAGCACAGCCAGCAATGGCAATACCTTTCCCCAGGGAATGCCTTTAAGAAATTCAAGAGCTATCATCCACATCTCTTCCCCCCTTGAACAGCCTGTTCTGGAAGTAGTTGACGCCGAAGTAGAAACCCACGAGACCAGCCATTAGCATCGCGTCGTTGAACATCAGCGTTGATACAAGCCTCTCATAGATAACATCCGTAATCAACTTCTTCTCTAAGAGTGCAGAGAAAGTCTGAAACATGCCAACGACAAGCGCCTGGCTTCCTGCGAGTGCTCCGACAATCAGCCAAAACTTTCGGCTCAGCAGCCTAGAATCTTGCACTGCACACCCCCTCATAGATTGCGCGTGCCATCGTGTCTCTCCACTCAGGGTCTTTCATCTCGTGCTCTTCGTATGGATTAGAAATAAAGGACAACTCAACAAGGATGGCTGGCATCTTAGTTCCTCGAAGAACCTTGAACTGCGCCTCTTTGTCTTCATCGCCATCACTCATATCAACGCGCCCCCTCTTGAACGGGAAGTATGAGCGAATCTTCTGGAACACATGCGATGCATACTTGTCAGCCGGGGTCCAGCCAACAGAGGTCCAAACCTCAAAGCCGCTGGCCTGTGGCTTATGGAAAGAGTTGCAATGAATAGAGATAAACAAATCTGCGCCATTCTGGTTGGCAGCATCGCACCTACCCTGGAGAGACACAAACTCATCATCAAACCTGGTGAGATATGTTTCAATGCCGCAGCCTTCAAGCTCGAACAGATCGCTCAACTCTTGTGCGACATAAAGGGCCACGACCTTTTCCTTTAGCCCAGTTGGACCAATGGCTCCTGGGTCATGCCCACCGTGACCAGGGTCAATGCAAATCTTCATTATTCACTCACCTTATCAAGAATTTTTTGCTGTATTACTAGACTGTCATCAAGCTTGTCTTGAATTTTTTGGATCTCTTCCTTGTTGTATGTGCTGGTCGTTTCAATCTTTTGCAGCCTGGGTTCTACCTCAAGTTCGTGCAAATATATTTCTTTTTGAATTGCTGGCTTAGCCTCAATCTCGACAACGTGCTCAAAAAGACCGCTTAGCCAACCAACAGCAACAAGAAGGACAGCGACGAATGCAGATGTCCAGCCAGCATTTTCCTTCCACCACTTCATGTTAACCCCCGACCGGAACCACGTTACCAGCCTGGGCCTGCTGTGCAAGCTCTTCATCTGGCATAACTTGGACTTCCATGTAGTAATCGTCGATGTTCTGGATTCCTGACTTCTCAGCAATCACATTAAAGATCTCTCGGAAATCAAGGGCGCGACCATCTGGACCCGGCTGCTGCAACTGTGGAATCTGACCAGCGGCAGACAAGAGGTTGCTCCAGTTCGCAGCAGACCTCGCCGGATCTTGTGGGAGAATCCCGGTAATCGGCTTGTACTTGAAATCACCCTGGATGTCTTCAAGATCAGCGAATATGTTGTCCATCCCGAGGTCTTGCGCCAGCCTGCCGCCAATCTCGTAGTATCTTCCAATGCTCGTGAACTGTTGGCGGTTGTGAACGGACCGCCTCACTAAATCCTGAATCGCATTCTCGTCCATGAGCCGAGCGGTAATTGCCATGCGCTCAGAAGCCTTGGCGGTAATGGTCCCGACCTCCGTCGCGGATCGCTGCGTCGGCAACTGGATGCCGCTGAGCGGATCATTGGCCCCGGTCATAACCTGAGCCATCTGATATGTGTACTGAATGGCATTCATGTACGTTGGGCCAGTGACATCTTGGACCGGCATCTGATACAGGAACTGTTGAACGCTTTGGATCTCCCCGTTGAGCATTGCATCTACGGCGTCCTGTGTCATCCTGACATTCTCGCCAGGTCCACCAAACTCAATGTCCGATTCTTCAATGAACTGCGGAGAATACACCCACTGGTTATTCAGGACGCGGGTGATGTTCTCGATGTGACTGTTATACAACCAGTTAATGAATCTTTGGAGCGGCTCGATAAGCTCCATGGTTCCTGGCGAAAACAGATCGAAGAAATTCGGCTCAGGCTCAGCAACAGCGTAGGGGAACTGCTGGTGCTTGTTGATGAGCGGGTGCGCACGACAGATAACCTTGTCTTCAGCCCACGAAAACACCCACTTTTCCGGGAAGTCGCTCTCGCCAAGCTCGAAATCTCTAGGAACAAGCTCCCAAACCATGGTCTCCATGTTCAACCATGCCGGAGCCTCTGATTTCAATAGCTCTTGAGAGCCTTGGTGTGGATTGAACGGGTCAGAACTGTTAGATCGCTCACTATCCATGACCCCAGGCAGCGATCTGTCGGGAAGTTGGTCGATATTGAAGTACGGTCCCTTCTCACCAGACCTTTTCATCAATGCAAGCTTAGAACTCTTCCATTTATGCCCACAAAACTCCCCTTCTTGCATTGCCCACTGCGAAACCCGTGGGTCTGGGCGCATATCGTACGCAGAAATGGGTGTCCACTTGCAAAATTCGCGCTGAATTCCGATTCTGCGGACGGGAGTGTACGCCAGCGGCCCAAGAACGGCACGCTGAAGCTCCGGGGGGACGCCTGGGGCGGCAAGAGGCTCGAATTCGTAGGTCACGCCCTCTTCTAACTCCCAAGAATCGTAGATGTAGCCGTTTCCAAACTGAAATGCATCACCAAACATGGCGTAAAGTACTGAATACGCTTTAGTTTGGATCAAATCGTAGGCAATCATGGCCTCTACAAGCTTCGCCCTGAACGGAGAGCCGCCATTGTCGGCCATAATCTGGATGATGGGGTCACGAGCAGCGTAAATGGACATCACCTGAGTCAAAAGAACCTCAAGTGTTGCCTTCGAAAGCGGAATTGTAACGGATCTCTGGAATGGCATCTCGGTTTCACCATAGATGTCTTCACGATTTCCGCCCCGAGCGTTGCGATCAAGGTTCAAATACATCTTCTGGTGCTCTCGAACCCTGTCCCAGTCGTCGTGTCGGTCCTTCATGTACTCTCTGGAGAAGTCCCTGCGGTGCTTAAGCTCATTCAAAAGCTTTTTATGGAGATCAGTTCCGGGTTCAAGCCGAATCTCAATCGGAGCATCCTCTCCATAGGCAATCCGTTCCGCCCCATCGGGCGGCTCAGGAAGTCCTGCCTGTTCAGCGATCAATCCCATGTCAGGCATTACTTACCTCCTCTAAACGGGAACGCCCCGATAAGTTTCTTTTTCCTGCGGTTCCGCATTTTCCGACGCTTGACTTCCGCGTCATGCTCTCGTTCGCCCTGAGACATCCTCGAAACCTCTTTGCGCGTGGGCCAGTGCCTGTAGATGAGCGCCATTGCCGCATCCGCACAGTGTCCACGCCAGAAATATGGGTCATCGCGTTTGCGACTCTTCGCAATTCGCTTACCCTCTGGTTCCCATATTACCTGTAAAAGATCTAAAATCAAGTTCTTACACTTCTTCGGGTGAATCAGAATCTTTGGATTGCCGAACTCGTCGCTGAGCCTGCGGTTAAAACTGCGAACGTGATTGACATTGGATGGGTTAGAGCGCGGCACCCGCATCTTGAGCTTGAATGGACGGCCCATTGTGCGAAGCTTGATCTCGTCGTAGTTCGATCCGTAGTCTTTCGAAGATCTCGATTTGCCACTGGCATCACCATACACATACACGTCGCCGTAGTGATCCCCGTATCTGTCGAGGAAAACTTCACACGCCTCAATGGTATCCCCCTCCGGGAGATAGATCTCGTCAATGAAGTGAACAACATCCCCATGAACCTGGGCAATCACCCAGGCCATGGGTTCGACGTTGAAGTCGCAGCATAGCCTGATTGGCAGGGACGGGTCATACTCAACTGAATCATCAACGTTGGCCAGCATGCTAAAGCTTTCAAAGCACTTCGTGCCAACGGTTGTTTCAAACGAGATTTCCATTTCCATAAGCCAATCAGTTTCATTCGCGGCCTTTTGTTTCATCTTGCTGGCCCACACGACATCTTTGTCCGGGTCCATACTATAATGGATCGGGACAATGGCGGCTCCGCCTCGATGCCGAAGAACCTTTAAGATGCTCATACGGTTGCTTCTCTTGCCTCTCTATACCATTTGTACACCAGACCGACAATCGTGTAGTACTTGCCGCAGTCATTGCACTGCATCTGGTGGTGGGCCATGCCCTTTCTGGTGACATTTGTTTTTGATTTGTACACATTCTCGCTACCGCAATGCGGACAGGTCCACCGCTTTTTCACGTCTCCCGTCTTGTAAACGCCGGCGTGTGTCATCGGCTCCTCGTATGCGCTCAGCTTTTGCCACACCCTCTCAAGCAGGACGACATCCTTCTTGCAATAGGCGATCATCTTCTTCATTGCCTTCGGGCAATTCGACTTAACGATATCCTCCCACAACTGGAACGGAGCATGGATCTTGCCCTCTCCAAGAAGGATCTTTGAAAGATAATCCAGCTTGTAGCTGTTCAAGTTAAAGTTCTTCGCGGCCATCTTGTACGTATCAACGGTCTTGTGGTTAGGCATAGGATCAAACCCATGAATCAGATGCCGACCGTTGTACCAGGCCATGTCGAACTTGTCTCCGTTATGAGCAACCATCTCGTCTGCAAACGATGCAACCTCGATAAACTCACGGATCATTTCCCTGTCGCATCCACCATCCCACTGAAGGTAGTGTACTTGTTTTTCTCCCTCCCACTTAAAGCAGATACAAATGATGGCCCGCTCTTGAATGATGTTATCGGGCGGAATGTTTACTTTGTATCCAGATGACCAGAAAAAACCAACATTAGGTGAAGTCTCTATATCCCAAAACAAGCGCCGAACTTTACTCATGCAATCTCCCCTATTTCCCTGCGCCAGTCGAACCTCCTGGGGTTGGCGGCGCACCGGCTCGCGGTTCCTGCCGCCCGATGTTCATATTTTCAGGCCGCATACTTAAGCCTCCTGCATCTCTCCAATTTTGTCTGGCGTCTTGCCTAGCGCCTTGACGCGCAGCCTGCCTGGCTTCGGGCGATTCGAAGTTGCTCATCGGATTCGCCGCATTCCAGTCGTTCGGGTTCCAGAAGCGACCGAACTCTGGAGCACCAGCCGAGGCGCGACCAGCATTGTTACCAAGCTGCACCGGCTGTCCTTGCGAGGCAATCATATTGCTTCCATGCCGGTCCTGACGGATGGGGTTCCCCAGGCCAGCATTAGCCATTCCATAAGAATTGCCGGACCCCGGCAGCCCGTCAGTGCCAGGAGCCGCGATCTTGCCAACCTTGCCCTGGGCTTGCTGGGAGCCGCCAAGCATCCTATTGTTGGCAAAGCCCATGTTCTGCAGCGCTTGCGAAGGCGTATTTACCTGACGCCTGTTAGCCTCTATGCCGCCCCGAATCCAAGACGGAGCATCAGCAACGCTCCCAGAGTAGGTGTCCATTAACCGAGGCTGTGCTACATTCGGCATCCCGCCTCTGTTTAGATTCTGCATCGGATCACTTTGCTGCGGATTTGCAGCCTGTCCCAACTGACCTTGTCCTGTTGCGCCACCCATGATATGCCTCCTTGATTAACTTGCGTACATAATTCCAACGTCTTCAGCATTTAGTTTAGCAAGATCTTCCCATTTGTGAAAGGAGACATCTCTGCAATACTCCGCAATGATTCCTGTTGGGCCATTGCTGGACGATGCAAAGATTGCCTGCGCCCCGCCCTCGATCAGCGGCACAAGTGCGCGGGTGAGCGCCGGGGCCTGTTCAATGAATTCAATTTCATCCACGAAAACCTTGGTGGCGGTATAAGCGCGCAGCGCATCTCCAGTGCTAGCGAGACCCCAAAGGTACGAGCCGTTGTGGGGATACGTCATGCGCCCGATAAGGCCAGTCTTGGTTCTTAGGGTGTGGACTTCTTTCTGGAATTCTGGGAATCGTAGATTGGTTTCCATATGGTAACAACGCTTGTCAATACAGAACGCGGCCTTCTGCTCCGTCTCAGACAGGATGAAGTTTGCCGAGTCCGGCGTGTAGCGTGTATCATGTAGCAGGTAGGCACAGATGAGCCAGGTGGCCATCATGCGGCGAGACTTCGGGAAGATCACAAACCTTTCATTCTTAAGGATTTGCATTGCTTCCTGAATATATTTGAGGCGGGCTGGCCATCGACGACGACGAGAGACGCCCTCGTCTGCCGCCTCGTCTACAGTGACAACAAGATGGCAGCACCACTTCCAGCAATCCTTGGCAAGCGCCTCGTCAATTACTTGGTGGTTTGTGATTAGTGCTGTTAGTTCTTCATCACTAACCGGCATCGGCTGCATTGTCGCCCTCCAACTCGGACTTCATGTCTCTATACGCATCCTGCCTGGCCTGTAGCTCTTGCGGAGACAGCCCAAGGAGGGCAATGATTTCCGGCGGGAGCTTCGACGTGTTGTCTTTTTCGAACACCCCAAGAGATCGCGCAAGCTGATCCAGCGCGTGATCCTGGTCTCGAATCTTGATTTGCACGTTGCCCTCGGAATCAATCTTCAAGTCTTTGAGCAAGTGCAATTTGTTTTCATCGGCAGCCTTCCTTAAATCAACAGCACTGTAGTCGTCACTCAAGAAGGCACCGATGGTGCCGTCAGCAATATCTCTATAGCGATCAAGCACTTCATTAGCATTCATTGCCCTCTCGGTAATGCGCCTGGCAATCAGAGACTTAACCCTCTTGCTCTTCATCACGACGCTCCCAATACTTGAGAACCCGCCCTTATTGAATGCCCTGTATTTGGCAGCCTTGGCTGCCCTAGAAGCATTAAAGCCATTGGCTAGATACTCTTCAACAAAGATAGCCTGGCTCATGCTAACCTCACCCTTCATAAAGGCGGCAACGGTCGGATGTTCAAGCATTGCTTCGTAGGTCTCGGTTCCGATCTCGCAACTGACCCCGAGTTCCTTCATTAGCTCAACAGCTTTTTGTTCGTCCATGACGGACCTCCTACGAAACAATGATACATTGCTACGGTAGTGGTTTCAACTGGTTACGCAAAACGCGGAAGCCGTCAGCGTACGCCTGGTGAGATCTTTGCAACAGCTTCGCGGTTTCAACTATGGCCTCTCCAATAAACTCGTCAGCCATGTAGTACAGTGTGTAGTTTTTGGGCGGAATGTGTGGTGCCTTTTTGTACACCTGTTTCGACAGGACAAGAATCCCCTGATCAACCAGGAAGTCCAGTCTCTTCCTCAGCTTGTACGGTTTTCCAATACCGGACTTTGCTATTTGTTCTTTTGTGAGCGGACCACGAGTGGCGAGGAGGAGGAGTATTGACAGAACCTTCTTGCTCCGAAGGAAATCAAACTCCTCCGCCAACAGCATAAGCCCAGCCTCTGACTGCATAATACTAGCCATGAAACCTTTTCCTTCTCCAAGGTGTTGGATCTAGCGTGTAGTACCCATTGGGTCTTCGACCGGCACCATTGTCGATCTTCAGAAACCCCTTCCTTATAAGTTTGTTCAGCCTATGGTGCATGGCTTGCCGACTCACGGAAAACCTAATGGCCAACCGAGTTGCCGTAATGCCAGGATTCTGCTTGATGACATTAAGCACTTCCTGCTCAGTGAATGTGGACTTATACCTTCCGCCCATTATTCTTCAATCCTCCGACAGAACACTGCGGGCGGACAGTCGCCCCACCCGCCCTTGTTCTTTAGTTGTCGTTCAAGATTATTTACAGTTCGATCAATAAACGTATCATCATTCAATTGCTCTGGATCAGTTATCTTTCGAGCAATGAACTGCCCAACCTGTGGGTGCTTAACAACCAGGTGAATTTCCTTAATTGCCACCAAAGGCCTCCTTGTAGTATACGTCTGTAGATTGGATCTCCTCAAAGCGCACCTGTTCTCCAATGAATCGCATCTGTCTGCGACCAAGCGGACCCTGTCTGTTCTTCAACACAATGACCTTGCTCTCAGGCTCTTCAAGGTGGGGCCTGTAGATGGCAACAACACCAAAGGCGTCTTGCTCAATCCGGCCAGACTCTCGAAGATCACGAAGCTCCGGCTCCCTGTTCTCGTGTTGGTGTGTTCTCGATAACTGCGACACAAGGATCACCGGAACATCAAGATCGCCAGATATATCAAGCACAGCGCCAGACATTTCAGCAACCTCTTGCTCCCGTGGACCACGACGCAGCGGCTTCATCAATTGCAGATAATCAATGATGAGCATGCCGAGACCGTGCGTGTCTCTAAACCGCCGAGCCTTCGCCATGATGTCGAGCGCCGTTAAACCACGAGCGTCATCAATGTAAATGGGCGGCTTCCTGAACTCCGCTGCCGCTTTCTGCAGGCTCTCCTCAGCGGCCTTGCTCAACATGTCCTTCGCCTGCCAAGCCTTCAACGATACTCTTGCCCTCCTTGAGATGAATCGCTGAGCGCGTTGCATCGCGGACATCTCAAGGCACGAAACATAGACATTTGAACCATTCCCTGCCACGTAGTCTGCGATTTGGTCTGCGAGAGCGCTTTTTCCAGCAGAGACTCCACCGCAGATAACGTAGACATTTTTTGGGGCAAAGAAGCTGAACCTGTCGTCGAGGACGCCAACTCCAGTTCGAACACCAAGTCCTGAAATATCTCCAGCACGCATTTTTGCCAACAGATCCATTGCCTCTCCGACTGGGCGCGAGATATGGACGGCTTCCGATCTAGCGGCAAGACCGCCGTGCAGGTCAAGCAACGTTTTACTGTGGTCATCGAGAATCTCCTTTAAGTTTCCACCTTGTTCAAGCTGAGCCTTAAGGCGATTGGTTTCTTTGATCGCCTCAATCCTAACGAACGATTCTTTGATTTTGTTGGCGTACCATGCAACGTTTGTGGTGTCGGGTGACAGATCCTCCAAAGAAGACAGGTGCGACTCAGTAACCACAAACATGTCTCCATCTTGGCGAAGCTTCGTCCTTACAGCCGACATGTCGTACGGCATTCCATTTGTAGCTAAACTACTGAGCGCACTGAAGATATACTGATTCCTTCTGTCCCTGAAATGGTCAGACTCAACGATAGACATGGCATCCCAAAGCGTTGCTGGATCAGCAAAGACCGCGCTAAGCACGGCCACTTCTGTATCAATGGAGTCTAGTGTGCTCACTAATTCAACTCCCCAGGCCCAATTGGAGGAGGCACATACCCTTCGAGGATGATGCCCCTCTCTGCCCTTCGCTGTTGAGTGTCCCGTTCCATCCTGTAGAATCTCATTCTAATTTTCGGCCCCGCAGCAACAACGTTAATTTGATGCACCAAGCCGCAATCGCAGCAAGAAAACCGTATAGCTTCTCCACTGCGCCAGTCAATGTCAATCGCCTCACCATCCTTAACTCCCTCATATTTTTCATCACTCATCCGTGTGTTCTCCATTCAGTTTGATTTCTTTGTAGGGTGTGATGTCAACTTCACCATTGTCAATAAGTTGCCAAAGGATATCACTGATCTCCTGCAAGGAAGATTCGTGGAAATGGTCCAGAATTTCCTTCGGTGGCATCGAACCGCTGGTAGCTAGAAGTCTCTTCACATCCTGAGTTGTCACTGTCATTGGTGGTTCTCCTTGAACAATCTTTGAAATCCATTGCGTCTTCGTACTCGGGCCTGGCCAAAAGCTGATGCTTTACCTGAGCAACAAGCTCTATCAGTCGTTCATAGATCTCAACATAGAAATGACCAATTCCGGTCGCGGGATCATTTTCCAGGATTGCTTTCTTGTTGTACTGGACTGCATCCAGAAGCTCTTGGTAAAGGTCGTACTCCGTATCCCTGCCATCACCGACCTCAAGGTTCTGCTTGTGCTTCTTAAAGCCCATGTCGTCTCTTGCGGCAAAGTCAAGAACAAGCTCCCTCACAAGCTCGGGGTCTTTTACTAAGCCAGCGATGTCAGCAGCAACGGTAATGGTGATCGCCCGACCACCACGCTCTGATGGCGGCTGCGGCACGGCGGCCTCTCTGGTCAAGATGTTCTGCCAAACCTCTTGCGCCCTCGCAACAAGGTTCTCTTCATCCTTTGTCATTTTCTACTCCTAATAGCTGTCATATGTTTGGCCACGCTTAAGCGAGGCTTCTACTCCGTGTGAGTCTTTGTCCCACTTCGCCGGGTCGTCCGGCTCGTCTGGGAACGTTTCGATTGGCCTTTTGGTTTGCCACCCCGCCCCTTTGAACCTTGTCGGCTTGGGGGTGATGACAACCCTGGCTTCACCACCGCACTCTTTGCATTCGATGCTGGTGTCTTCTGGCCTGCAGGAGAAGTTTTCGATGACATGCCCGCAGGCTTTGCATTTGAATTCCTTCCACAACATTCTTCTATTATCCTCCTGGTTTGGTAAAGCCCGAGCTTGTATCGCTCGTTGATGGACATTCCCAGAACCTCTTTGTTATTTGTACATTGTGGGCAGGGGTCAATGGGCCACGGTTCCCATCGACCACACTGCTCACAAACGTAGCTACCGGGACCATCAGAACGGTACGTCACCTGCTCCCTCTTCAGTGGGGACGGGGCCGCTCGTCGGGATGTCTCCATACGACGGCTGCTGTGACGGCTCCTGCTTTCTTTCGATAGCGAACAAGGAATACTTCTCTCCTGTTCGCTCATCAATCAGAGTATAAGTTTCCCTGCCATCATACTCGCCCTGGAGCATGGTGAACCCAACGTCAATCCACAGCGGCTTGTCACGACCATCAAGTTGTTTCTTCTTCTTAGCTTTGAATACTCGCATCTCTTCCTCCTTATTTTGGAAGTCTTCGTTTAATCGGAGAGCACTTTACAACATGTTCCTTCTCAGGTTCAGCCCACTCCCAGTGCATGTCTGATTCCGAAACTGATGTCAGGAACTCTGGCCATGTGTTTCTGTCTCTTCTTTCGTCTGTTGTTGGCTGTCGCGCCTGTTCCATCTCCCGCACTGATGCATAAATATTTTGATACTGCTGCTGTTGGGCTTGGGTTTGCACACCAAAAGCCCGAGCCATTTGCTCATATGTGAATGTTTGGAACTCATGCGTTGCCGTGTTATTCCATTGATTCATCGCTCCTAATTGCTGGTTTACATCTCGAAAAGTGTTCCCGCTTGAGAACCCCTGATTCCAGTTGTTGAATCCGTCGTAGCCGCTCCTTCTTCGAGGCATGTGGTTTCCTCCCCTCTATGTCAGCCAGAAGAGCCTTCGCGTATTTTCTTGGGATCGAGTAGACCCACTCCGCTGTTCCCCTCTTGATTGTTTGGTTTTTCTTCACTGGCGGATTCAAGTCCACCAAGTTCCCCTTCGAATCCGTTTTGTAGCGATCCATCATCAAACAACTCCTCTGCACGGATACAGGCGTTTAGGCAATAAGTGCAAACGTACTGCCCATCCACATCGTAGACACCTATTCTACCACAGTCATCACACGCAACCTCGGGATAGTATTCAATTTCGTATTTCACCATGAAATCGCCTCAATGTTCAATCGCCGGGCCTCGTCCAATGCCTCGTCGGTGAGCATCCACGGCGTGTCTTCTGGTTGGTAATAGACCCACAACAGAACGGTGCGGATGCCCCAGTCCCAGAAAGCTGGAACGTAGTCCGCAATTCTCTGCACCTGTGACTCCGGCGTGTTGCCACCGAACTCGGCAATGAAGATGCGGTGCTTCGGAAAACGAGTCGCCTCTTTAATGTGGTCCAGCACGATTGTCGGGTCCACCCCATAGACGTAGTAGCTCACCGCCACGTAGTCTGGTGGGTTGTCCATCCAGCCGATGCGCTCGGCCAGGGTAGGAAGCCCCTCGGTCCACTCGTATCTCGGCGGCTGACCAGGGACATTGTACCCGCCACTCTTGTTGACTGTCATGGCAAAGGTAACGTTCAGCTTGGCTTTGGGGTATCGCTGGATCATCAGCGCCCTCGCCTGCTTTACATGGACCATAAGCCGCTCGTACTGGGCGACAAGTCGGTCCTGCCTGACCATGTACTCCTGCCGCTTCAGGCCCCAGGTACAGTCATTCCGATACGTTTCAGGACAACACTCTTCCCGCTCTGGACAGTCCCAACAGCCAAGGCTGTACCATCCCTGCTCCCACGGTGTAACAACGATGGTGATATCCTTCCACCAGAACATTTCGTACAGACGGTAAACAATGTGCCCAGCAGGTTCTAATGTGTTGATTCTACATGCGTTAGGCTGATCATTGCCTTCGGTGTCAGCCCAGGCGTGCAATCGAACAAAGATCTGCTTCGCCCTCGTGCGCCGGATGAACTGCTCGAACTCGCAGCCAGGCTCGTCCACCACCCACTCGGTGCTGGGGAACGGCGGCTCATGGTGGCCCGGACAATACGGCACCGTGTCGGTCCAAAGCTGTACCGTACGGAACCCCTCATCAGCAAGGATCTCTGTCATCTCAAGATCATTAGGGCCATAGTCGATGGCTGTCACGCCGACCTGCCGATGCAGCATATAGTCCACACCGGCCTGACGCCCAGGCCCAACCGGCGTTGTGATTCTTACTCGATAGCAAGTGTCCCAGCATTCTTCGCAAATCTCCGGCGAGATGATGCAAGTGATATCATCCGCTGGCAGACACTCACTGCATGGGACTTGTCCCAATGCAAGTGAGGCACACATCAACAACGCAAAGGTTAAAAGATATTTTTTCATTTCATTCCTCCATTCTAATGTCACGCGCTTCAATCTCTGCCCAAATCTGATCCTGCACCCACTGAAGAGTGTTGTATGCAACTTCCCCGTCATGGTTGTCAGCACACCTATACTCCATCTCATCGTGGATGGTGTTATGGGAAAGTTCGAACAGTAGATTGTGCATCTCCTCAGCTTGTAGACACAGGCGAAACCTCCGCATAGAGTCTGGGTCATTTGCATAGAAGCGCAGCGTAGCAAATGGCAACTCCGATACGATGTTGTCGATGTCTACTTGGCGCAGATTTTCCCACCGCAAGTGGGTACTTTCGTCCAGATCATCCACTGTACTCCGTTTCTCGTCGATTGCCTGCGAGGCAATACGGAGCGTTTTTAGTAACTCTTCTTGGTTAACCCTGCAAAGGCCGTCGTCGTCCGCATTTTCGCGGAGCCATATGATCCATTCACTCAAATCGTCCGCAATGTTGTCACTCATCGTTCCTCACCTTCTCCAATAGATCTTCCAAATCAAGCCTTCTCGTTTCAAGTTCTGCAATGATCATCCGCTGCCGATCAGTCTCGGCCCACGCCGACTTGATCTTCTCCATTGTTTCGCACATCAGTTCTTCCAACTCATGCAGCTTCAGGCTCTGTAGGTCCATCCTTTGTCTCCCCGTATGCTATCCAGGCGTGCTTGCCACAAACCTGCACATGTCTCCTTGCGGACGCATTAAGAAAGCCCGCCACCAATTCAGTATTGCTGCACCCAAATACGTCGCACAGATAGAACTCGCTGGGTTCCCTGCAATACGGGCAATCAGTTACCTCGACTGCACGTTCCATTCTCCAACCCTCTTTGGGAGTCCAGTCTTTGAGTGTCATGTCACTGATCCTCCAAGTCGATTCCCTCCTCAGCAAATGCTGTATAGAGATCATCTCGGATGTCATCAATCTGCTTCTTCAGCGGATCGCATACATCCATTCCGACCTGACGCCGCAGCAGCATGTTATCAAACTCCGCCACTGCATCAGCCCATTTGTGTGCGTCAAGGGCGCGGATAAATGCTTCCCGGTCCTTGGCGTTGTCGCTGTTGTACTCGATTACGATTCTCATCAGCACACCCCCTGAGCAAACGAACCAAGGCTGGCGTAAACTTCGTAGCCGAAGGAGGGGGTTTCTTCCCAGTTCCACGGCCTGTCGATCAGGACCGGCCACCCTCTCGGGTTGTTGCGGTGCCACTCCTCAAGGTTGAGGAGATTGTCTTCTACCAAGACATCTCCGCGAATGAGGTATTTCTGGCTCGTGAAGACGATCTGGTTTTCCCTGTGAATAAATGGAGCATTCCGCCTAAACCAGTCGCTCCTCGACCATGCATGCATGTGCGGAGTTGACGTAACAATGAACACCTCGTGTTCCTTGTTCAGTCTTTCCAGCGCCTCAAGCGCACCGGAGTACGGCTCCTGCACACGGAACAAGTACGGGTCATTCCACACCTGTTCAACAATCCCCTTCTCCAACTTGTCCATGGCGTGCCAGTGATCCCAAATGAATCCCTCTGGAATCTTCCCCCCACAGCCAACATAGATAGTCTCGAACGTTTCAGTAAAGTTGGTGATCACCCCATCTGCGTCAATTAGAATTCTCATCAATTGCTCCTCCAGGAATTGCCAGCGGGTAGCTGGTGCGCCACCCTTTATCAAAAGCTTCAGCGCACGACTCAAAGACCATGCTCGCGGGCATCTGCAGCCCACCGGCTTGGTACGCCCCTGCGCAATCACTGATATAGCGATCTCTCTCTTCCTGCCAACACGCATCGTAAGTATTGCACCACCCGAACACGACAGCAGCAACAATGATGCAGATCAAGAACCACACAACATCCGAACCATCAATATATTTCATCGGTTCTCCTTATTTTTCTACCTTAGCATAGTAGTACCAACCTTGGCACCACCCGCACCTGTGAAGGTGCTCGTCGCAATTGTACGCAGTGATTCCGCAGTGTGGGCATATCACAACCATCATCTTCCCGAGGTTTTCTGCCGGGACAATTGGGTAGTCTTTGTAGTGCTCCAAAAGGAGTTTCAGTTCTGCTTCCTTCTCCCTGATGTGTTTAAGCCTATCCCTCACAACGCTCAACACCAACAGTCTCTTCTTATCGTTTCCCATTGTACTTCTCCGCGATGTCGTCCATAGCAAACTGCGCCTTGGCGGTCAGTGTGAAGTTCCCACGAATCGCCCACCCGGTAGCGGCTGCACGCCACACCTTCAGCAGTTTACCACGCGCATCCTTCCACCCCCTATCCTCGTACCACTCAATGAACAAATCTGCCTGTTGCAGCACCTTCCTATCTACCACGCAGCCCTTCAACGCCCACCACTCTACAACTTGCGAGCGGGTTGGCGGATTATCTTTTACGTACGGCATCACTCCTCCCATCATCTGAACTTATCTACTAGCAACAAAATGAAAGTGCCAACCAAAGCAATAGGCACCGTGAGTGGCCATAGAAACGCCAGCATCACCGCAGTCCCCATTTCATCGTAGTCCACAATTGAACCATCATTAACGATGTACGCAAAAACGCCCCCTGAAACGACAATATACAAAGCACACAGAATCGTTAGCAGCATCGCTCCTCCTAAATACTGGTTAAGTACTGCATGTATTCAGTAACCGTACTAACAAATACTAACAGTATATTTATATCTATATCTATATGGGGTGACGTAACGTGACGACACGCTACTTCTTCCAGTCCTGCGGAAAGGAGTCCCTGTCTTTGAATTGAAACTTCTCTTCAGAAAACTTCTCCCCATTTTCCTCACACCACAGCCTGTACCGGCGACGCCTCTGTCGAATCCTGCAGTTCCTTCGGTAGTCATCGTCACTCGTAGCAGAGGAATAGAACTTCCTGTTAACTACGAAATATGTGAATCCATCCCGGTGAATCAGTCTCCTGCCACCCTCCTCCTTAGAACGTGAGTTCTCATCAGGAGACGTTAGGAACTCAATTGCAGCATCAACCTCCTTCTTGTCACACCCTATCGTGTTTGCCAACAAACTAGAATTCAATTCAAGGAGATCGTTCTTGTCTGCACACGCAATGGAATACGCCATCAACGCCTGTACTACAGCCCCCTTACCATAAAGGGAACCCTCAAACATGCTTTTCCAAATCTTTCCGTATGTATTCATTTAATCCTCCGCTACTAACGATACATAACGTTACGTAGCGTGTCAACTACTCATTCAATTCGTGTGTCCGAATTCGGATGTCCGACCTCGGGACCGATGTCAAGTGGACAAATCGGGTGTAACTTTTTCCACCCTGAAAAAAAAGCACACTAACTAACGCAACTAACGAAACTAATAAAACTAACTATGCAGTGTATTAACTGTAAAGCGCTCACTGCCCCGTCCGGTGATCCTTGGAATGCTCTACATAAATCAGGTCTAGCTTCTTCATAATCTTATGCAAAAAATCAATATTCCTATCAACCAGATCCATAATAGCCCTGTTCTGATGCGGCCAAGAACTCACCTTCGCATCACGCTCTACCGCGTACATGAGCGTATCTGCCTCTTTCAGCGCCTCAACAAGCTCTTTCAAATTTTCCAGTGTAGTCATTTCACCCTCTCCATATCCTCAAGCCTTTCCAGCTTCTCCCGAATCGCACCAATGATAAACCCGTGCACGCTCACCCGCGTAGGAATATTCATGCTCTTCAAGTTATCGTTCATCTCCTCCACCTCTACGCAAATCTCCTCGTACATACTCATGTCCATGTTTACGTTTACCGGACGCTTCTCTTTACCCATATCATCCTCCCCTTCTAATCCAGTGCAATTGAATACCATGTATAACATTATTATCCACCCAGACGATAAATAGCCCATAAGAAAGCCATCACAAGAGCAAGAACAATAAATGCAGCCCCGCAACCATCCGGGTCTTCCGCAGCCCATGACAACAAGAGTAACAAAACCAGTCCCGAAAGAATCACCAGGATCACCAACGCAAGAATGTCTAAGATCATTTCTCCATCCCCTCAATAGCAGCACCTATAAGCCGCCAGAAGCCACCAGAACGATTGAAGCTCCTTATCTTGAAATCCTTGTACTTCCCCGTCACCTCCCGCGCCTCATCCTCTACGTGCACGTCGTAATCACCAACCCACACGTTCCCCTCCCCATCGTTCACAATCTTCATCGTACCAATGGTTCTCTTCCTCTTCTCTTCCCCAAAGGGAATCACCTCTACCGTTACTCGGATCATGCCGCACCTCCCACCATCATCATCGGTCCCACCCCCCACTTTTGTCCACAAAACGGGAACCACAGCTTCACACGCGCCGTGGTGCGCGTACGTAGCTCCACGCGAGCATTATCCCGCGTACACGCCTACGCGCCCGTACAGAGCCATCTGAGCAGCGAGAGGGGTATTCTAGTTCCTACCCTAACACCCTACTATACATGAGTTTGTGTCAAATGGAGGTTTTCTCAATTTTTTGATTCGGCATTTTGGGGAGGGTACTAAAGGAGGGGCAAGGCACGGCGAAGCCGAACCCCCTCCCGGCCTGACTGTTATATTGTGCGCGCCGCATCCGCCGTCCTGCGAGACAGCTTCTCAGCGCCGATTTTCGTGATGTTGTTGATTTTAAACGACTTAGCAGCACGACTCAGGTTTACATAATCGTTATTATCGGACCCTGGACAGCGGCTGACATTATATACGCGAGAAAAAAATCCGTGACCGGATGGGTATCTAGCCTTAACTCCTTTGTTTGCAGCAACTTAACTCCGCTGGACACGAGGTGCTAAAAAATTAGCACGTTTGTAACCTTCTGAAAACAAAGGTACTTACGCCGTTTTGTGGTGTGAAACCCTACTCGACCCCAAACTATGGTTGACCGCTGGACCCCTCCACAACGGGAGGAGACAGCCAGCAGGGATCGGCCAGCCATCCGGAGACTGCGATGGAGCCAGAAGATACTGAAATGGTGCACACTGTACCAGAGTAAGCAGGCTACCTAGGGAGATGGACGCTGAAAGACAGGGGTGCAGAGGAGAATGCTGCACGGTAAGTAGAAGATGGGTTCATAGCCAACGAGGGTACGACCCTGGAAACGGAGAGGCTTATGCCAAACGTTACCAGCAATCCTACCCGAGACAGGCTGGACGGGACTCAGCGTAAGACTCGCAGAGGGAATCGCTCGCGGTTTTCCAGAGTCAATCGCTTGCACCGGATGACCCAAGCTGTTGAGAATGTCACCGAAATCTTGACATTCAAGGTGGTCGGGACTCATACAGTACGTGTGGACCCTGGATTTCCATTCCGGCCGTACGAGATTGAGTTGCCCACAGTTGAAGTCAAGGATTCGCGCTTGAAAAAGCGGACGGGCAAAAAGCGGCATAAGCAGGCTCCCGCCTTGCCATTCGGCCCTGGCTGCCACATCGCTCCCATTGCTAACTTTGAGAACGGTGAAGCACTGAAGGCCGTCGAGAAGGTGAAGCGTGAGCAGGCTAAGAAGGACAATCCCGGTGAAGCTAAGAATGTCCGCATTCTGACCGCTCCCGGAATCAAGAATAAGCACAGCGTTGATGCTCCAACTGTGGACATGACGCAGCGCGCTGCCAAGGTGGTGGACTCAAGCCCTGAGACGTGGCGCGTAAAGCGTGTCACCATGACCAAGATCGGCGTCACCAAATTCCATGACGCCACAATCCAAGTCAGCAATGGCGAGTTCTCCAAAAGTATCATCATCCGCCGTGTCAAGAGCGAGCGTCAAGCTCTTCATGCTCTTGAGCACATTCATGGAATCAAATGACGAGGGCTGCACCCTCGTTGGGTGTGAACCTATCGAAAGGAGTGCAGCATGGGATTCAAATGGCCCCGTGGGTACAAGGTGAATGTGCAGTGTGCACGCTGTGGCAAACAGTACATTGTTATCAGCGTGAACTTCGAGCGAGCACAGCAAATCTACCACAGCAATGTGAAGCGCCGTTGGTTCTGTACTGACTAACGCTAGAAGGGAGAACGGCTATGAAGTGCAGAGGATACAGTGTATCCGTACGCACTGACGCCCATTGGCAAGCTCTTCAAGCTCACATCAGTGAGCGCAACGAGCTATCGGCTCGTGAGCTTCGTATCCGTGAGCTTATGGCTCACATGGACGCCAACGATGGGACGTTAGTGGAACGTCGCAGACTCGCAGAGCAGCGGGTAGACAACGAAGCGTGAAGCGTGAGCTAGGCTATGCGTGAAAGGCACGAGCGCCAACACTATCGCAGCGCGGACGTGCAATGCTAGGTCATAGCCTAGCCTGGGCTTCATGCCCGGAAAGGAGTGCTGCCATGCCAAGTGTAAGGCACTTGGATTTGGACAGCGAGAAGGACAGAAAGATCTGTGCCAAGTTGCGAGACATCGAAGTGGAATCAGAAGCCTACGTGGAGGCTGATGACACAGCGTATCGTGTTTGGCAACTGGAAGATCTTGCGCTTCCGCCCTCCATGCGAGGCTGCTACGGTGCGATTGCCGAGTGGCCAAACGGGAAAGCGGACTCGCTCACTGTCTCGTTGTTCAGATCAAGGGAGATGTTCGACGCCGTGTTCGCTAACATCATCGCCTGCTCCGACAAGCTGGAGTAGAAGGGAGGCAAAGTGAAGCAGCCCCATGATCGGCCATTGCCGAGGTACTCACGGGGCTACAGTGTGATCGTGTTCGCTCCGAACAATGATGGAGATCTGATGGAGGTGCAACGCATCAAGCGTCGCAGCCTCAACGATGCGGGCAAGGAGTTCGACTCCACCGTGACCAACATGAAGTGGTCGCTCAAAGCTCGTACGGATCTCGGCATTCCAAAGGATGCTCCGATCATATTGCAGCTCTTCGATCACCTCGAAAGGTTCCCGTTGAAAGAGGAGTGCGTGCTTGGAAACGGAGGTTAGCGTGAAGAGACAGACCTGGTATTAGCACTCAGCATATAAGCTGAAGCCACATACAGGGGGTGGCAATCAAGGGGCACCTGCCCCAAGCAAGACTACGTAGGTAGTTAGCTGTGTCTCTCGGCAGGCACAGCCTAGTACCTATGGCATGAGGTACATACACTAGGGCTTCGGCCCGGAAAGGAGAGCATCATGCCGGAAAAGAAAGAGGAGGGCTTTGCTGCCCGAACCGTGTTCTTTGCGCCGGAGAAAGTGACCAAGGGTGCGGTCCGATTCGTCGAGACCACAGCCAAGGGAACGAAGAAGGCGCAGAACAAGTCGCACGTCCGGACCCTGTACCTTCGCCACGAAGCGTTGGACTCGGATGAGGATGGCGAGCTTGTGGTTCCCGAGCTTCTGAAAGTTACCGTAGAGCAGGTCTAAGCAGTGACTGTTGATGTCATCCTGCTTGCCCTGTTATTGGCTGTTGTTCGTGGACTCGTATGGGTTGTGGACACAGTAAGGTAACAACATTCGGGGCAGGTTTTCCTGCCCCACTTTTCTAGTGGGCTGGCGTGCTAGCCTACTAGAAAGGAGGAACCATGCAATATGTGTGGGCTGTGATCCTGCGTAATGTGACTGGCAAATCAGAGAAGCTGGTGCTCTGCGCGACGCGCCGTGTTGCCAAGGAGCAGATGTACAAAATGGCAATTGGGTTGGTGCAAGAGCAAAGCATACTCCACAACAGATGGCCCGACATTCGCCCAGGCCCTGGCACTGATGACTTCTTTGCCATGGACGTGCTGTCTTGGACTATCAAGGCACACAAAATGCCTCTGCTAAGAGGGGTGAAGGAGGAATGACATGGGAGATTGGCAAAACACATTGCTTACTGTGTGCATGTGGCTTCTGATCTACATGCTTCTGGCTGACTGGTTTGCCAGAGACAAGGAAAGGTGAGACCATGGCAGGTAAAACCAAAGCGGAGCTTCAGGAAGAAGTCAAACGTCTGAGAAAGTTATGCAACCAACACATTGATGACAAAGAAGCCATACGCAACATGCTGGACCCTGATGGTCGGTTTGTTGCGGAAAGCGTTGTGTGGGTGACCGGGTGGATGGTTGGTCGTAACCTGATCCAGCAGATCGAGAAGACTGAGCAAGGATGGGGAGTAGGGCCAACCGGCGCAGGAAGGAGGACTGATGTCGATCAACATCGAGGGGCAGCCGAGGATTGAGATCAAGCCAACTGGTATACATGTTGCAATATACCACAGCAACGACCCCAGGCGTCCGCTGTCTATCAACATCAAGTTCGAGGATGGCGAAAAGGACTGGTATATCGGACACAATGGCGATCTGAATAAGTATCCAAGCATCATGTACTACAACAGCAATGAGGGGGCCGTCAAGCTTGTGGACTGGAAGGAGACAGCAGATGTTAATGACCGCTGTACTGGTGGCTGTGGCTGTAGCTGTGGTGATCGTGGCAATAGCTGAGGCAGTAGTCGATCCAGACTACTGGAACTAGCAGCCCTGCGTGGGTTGCAAGCAGCCTTCCCGTGCGCAGCCAGACCGAGCATCAGGTAAGGATGCGGGTCTGGTGGGATGGCTGCTTGGAACTCATGTTCCAGAAAGGAGGACACATGAGCGAGGAGATTGTCACATTTGTGTGTGTTCCTGGTCACGTTGACGATGAGGACAGGCACTATCTCTTCAGTGACATGCGTGCCTACCCATCGCTGACTCGTGCCACTGCATGGGCCAGGGATTTCGTTAAGCTTCAGCGTGAGATTCACTGTGCTGATAGCAGACCCCTGACGATAGTCGGGCGAAGCTACACAGATGGCTCGGCACTGATGTATGAAGCTCAGTGTGGACCATGGGTATGTACTGTGTATTGTGTCATCGAGTGGCAAATGATAGAGGATGGCATGGAAAGGGGCAAAGCATGATTGGACTTAAGCGGAATGGCCGCTCGTTCGTGTTCCTCGTTGAAGCGCATGAGCTACCAGACAATCACGAAACTCAGGCCCAGTTCGAGAAGCGGGTTCGATCCGTGCGGGGTGTGAGTCAGGTGCAATTCGGTCACGGGTTGCCAGTGATCTACATCCAGTCACTTGGTCGTGGTCCGCTTCAGTGTGAGCATGAGCTATCGAGAGCAGTGATGGGGTAGCCTATGCCAGCAGACTTCAGGCAACTGATAGAGAACGGCGAGATTTGCCAAGAGGATTATCGAATAATCAGATACAGTGAGTACGTTTCGGGTCAGAACATTGGCGCTAGATGTGAGGCATGGGATGCCGAGGAAGGCGAGTGGATAGACAGTAATTGTGTGCATTACATCAGGAGAGGGCTGTTGCCTACAGGTCCAGGTCCTGTACGATATCTATGTGCGGACTGCTTTACGGCGTTGCCGCCCACTCGCAATCGAAAGATGGAACCAATTAAAAGGAAGCTGCCATGAAAGGAGTAGTCTATGCCAAGGCGTGGGTTGAGGCAACTCATTGAAGAGGGTATCATCTGCCGCTTTGATTTCTACAGGCTTAATGATGATGATCAAGAGAGGGCAATTGAAGAGGATCAACTGTGCGAGGGGTTCAATGCTGAAGAGCAAGATTGGATAGATTCGAATGTTGCTAACTATCGCAGGGTACATAGGAGTCAGCCAGTTCAGTGGCTGTGCGAAGAGTGCTTTCTAAGATTGCCAAGAGTAAGGGCAATGATTACTGATAACGCAATCAAAAGGAGGCTGCCATGAACTTGTTTGTGATTAGCTGCATCATATTCCAAGGCATGGCTTTGGCGTACGTGACAGTGAGGTATAAAGAGAGAATCAAGTACCTCGAAAACCTCAACAACAACCAGGCTGAGAAGCTCAAGTCAATAAGAACTGCGTTTCGGAGGGCTGACTACATAGCGTATGAAGATTGGTGGGAAGAATACTACCAAGTACCGTAGTAGAAGGGAGACGAGATGCCAGACATTGAACGTCGTCTAAACTACCAGCCACCACGCAAGCCAACACCACAAGAGTTGGTTGAATCTGGTGCTCACCTTTTTGAGTGGCACCCGATTGGTCAGGGCTATGTATGCGAGGTGGCAAGTGACTGGGACACGACTGAAAATTCAGCAGACAGGAACTGGTGTGGTCGAGATGCAGACTGGAAGCTGGATTTAATAATCAATCTCGATCATGGTGCGTATATCTGTCACACGTGCTACACAGAAATGAAGAGGATTGGTGGCGTGAGGCCACTGAAGGCAAAGCTCTCCCGAATCAAGCGCAACATACCAACTTAGAAAGGAGGCGCTATGTATCGGTACATCGAACGTCTTGATTTCAAGACAATGAAGATGCTTCGCTGCTTCTATGACTGGGTTATCACCAGGGAAGGGAAGCGTGGCCGTCGCCTCTGGCTGATGCTGTACTGCATAGCTGATGGCTTAGCTTGTGGATTCTTTATGGCATTCAATGTCTATCAAGAAACAACCCAGACCTTTGATGCCTGGGAAGCATCGGATGAAACACGGGCATGGCTCGAACTGGACTAGCCAATGAGCAATCAGTTCGATGACAAGTTCAAGGGCATGATGTGGGGTGTGGTTCAGGTGATATCTGAAACCGAGTGGGCATTCTTTGAGCAGACACTCAGTGATAGTGGTGTTACCTGCATTGAAGTTGCGGAAATTCTCCTTGGTTTCTCTTGGGAAACGCTACGAAAGGCTGGCTGCCGATTGGTAAGACTCGATGTCATCGACGGCTTGCCATGCAACTACGTGTCCGCGTGGGAGGGGGACTTGCCCTTTAGAGTGGAGGGCATACAGACAGACGACCAGCTACTACCAAGCAAGACAAGTGAAGACATTGCCGCTCCTCCACTGTGTCGGTGGAAGTAAGGAAGCTATTCAATTGAGACAGGCACCATACTGTGCCGAGTATTGAGACAACGCACTCATCAGCGGGAAATGAATGAGACGTTGCAGAAAGGAGAATGAATGTCGCACGTACCGAAAGCTCGAAGTGAGTGGAGGTGCTGTGTGTGCGAGTCTACCTTCATGGGACCACGGGATTATCATGCGCCAGTGTACTTCGACTGGCAGGATACTACTGCTATCTGTAAAGAGTGTGTAGAGATAGGGTCCCCTGCTGTTCAGCAGTGTTCTGCCGAGGGCTGTGAAAGGCTCTGCTTTACACCGCGAGACGAAGATGCACAGGAACAGATGAGGCGAGACCTTCAAGGTAATCGGCTCTGTTATAGGTGCTTCAATGACGCATACTTTTTCTGTCCATCATGTGATCAGCCGACACTACAAACCGAGGGGATGGAGTCACCAAATGGAGAACTCTGGTGTCCCAGTTGCATGGATACACTGAATCCATGCGCCGAGTGTGACAGTGATCGGCTCCGTTCCAGGGTGTGGGAAGTTGAAGGTAGAAAGCTGTGTCGAGTTCATGCAGCCCAGCAGATTAACACGATCATTCGTCAGCGAAGATCGAGAGATGTTGCTGAAGTTGAGGCTGCGCTTACTATGGTTTGTGAGCTTGACGTAAACGTCATGAGGTCGAGGATGTACACTTGTACATCTTGCAGCAATGCATATCGTGATGTGCCTGGAGGCACGCTTGAGGTGCGGTGTCGTTACGTCAGGGACTTAAGTGCTAACACTGGCATTTGCCCGGATTGTTACAGAAGGGCAGGTAACAGAGTTGCTGGTGCTTATCAGATAAGGAACTACAGTCATCGACCTATTCCCGATTTCAGGAAGGTCGAGATCAATCTCGATGAACGTGCGCTGTTCTTTGGAACAGAGGTTGAGATTGAAATGGCGAAGGGTCAGGGTGTTCCTCGTGAATCTGCACTGATCCAACTCGGTGAGCAGGATGGAGGGAACGGTCTCTTCTACTGCAAGAGTGACTCATCAATCAGGAATGGGTTCGAGTTGGTCAGTCATCCATTCACATACGAGTGGATGAAGAAGAACGAGGATGCATTTAAACCCATGTTCAATCTCGCAAAGCTGATGAAAGGATATGATGCTGAGAACTGTGGGATGCACGTCCACATGAGCAACGATGCCTTCACCAACTTTCACTTGTTGAAGTTTATGAAGTTCTTCAAGGAGAATGAAGCATTCATCACAAGGATCTCAAGGCGACCGGCCAAAAGACTGAGACAGTGGGCCAACACAAACTTGGGTGATAACAAGGAACTGTTAAGCATCGCTCGAACCAAACGAGGAGAACAACCACACGGCAGGGGATCGGCAATCAACACGAGCAATTCGAACACTGTTGAGTGTCGCATCTTCAGAAGCACGCTAGCTCCGACAGTATACTTTGGCAACGTAGAGTTTCTTCAAGCTCTATTCGATTTCACTAAGACTTGTGGGTACAACCACACGACGTACGAAAGATTCATTGATTTCGTACACGAGAGAGGTGCAGCCTACAAAAATTTCATATGCCTCAACCAAACGACAGAGGTGCTGACGTTTGAGCGTGAGGAGTAAGGAGATTGCATGTGCGTTATCGTCTACAAGCCATCTGATGTGGATGTAGACATGGATGTTCTGAAGCAGTGCTGGAAAAAGAATAGCGACGGCGCTGGCCTGATGTTCGCTGAGGATGGTGAGTTGCATGTGAAGAAGGGCTTCATGCGATGGCGCTCGATGAAACGATTCATCAAGCGCATGGGCAAGGAGAGATTCAAGTCTCTCCCTGTTGTTCTCCACTTTCGCATCGCAACTCACGGCAGTGTTCGACCAGAGAACACTCATCCATTCGGTGTAACCGAAGATGTCTACATGGCACACAACGGGGTACTCAGTTGCGTTGATGTGCCAAAGGATGAAGACATTAGCGACACGGAAACATTCATTCTGGATGTCCTGCATCCACTACATGAAGACCTTGTGGCTGGCATCACAACTGAAACACTTGACGGTGTTGGTGTTATCAATAAGATGCTCGGCAAGTTCATCGGTGGCAACAAGCTGGTGTTCATGGATAGCAACGGTGATGTTGCCATCGTGAATGAGCACCAAGGATCATGGGGTCAGGTGTCGGGGTACAAGGACGTGTGGTTTTCCAATATGCTTTGGAAGCCATACAAATCTTCGACCATAACCTATGGCAAGAACTATAAGTACAATCGAAACCAGATCAAGAATAAGGCTACCTATGGATATGGTGGCGCTGCTGGAAACCCAATAACCAATGCGTTCGACAAGGACAAGTGTGCTGTTAGTATAGATTGTTCCGAAACAAAGAAGGTTCTTCGATCCGACAAGGACAAGAACACAAAGGAATACATCAGCTACTACTGCGTTGATTGTCATGGATACTTCGAGCGTGGTGAATCGAGACTTATTAAGTGGGACATGGGCTACAAGGAAATTGTCCGATGCCCCAACTGTGACTCTGACTCAACAGTCGAGGCTGACAAGCTGTTTGACAAAGAAGGTCAAAGCAAAAAGATTGTCAAGACTGAGAGTCAGGGGTGGGGTTTCTTGGAAAAAGAGGCAGACTGGAGTGACCAGGGCATGATGTGCTTTGACTGTGCCTCATACTTCCATGAAGATGATGGTGTAGTAGACACCAGGGAAGTGGTCAGTTGTGGTGGAACAGAGAAAGCTGTTCTCTGCCCATTCTGTCAGAGCAAAAGGACATACATCCAAGATCACTGGGAAATAGTTCAGGAGTATGGGCTGCTGTACTTCGGTGAACAAGACGCATAGAAAGGAGTTCGTTTATGGACAATGGAACCCATGAAAATGGGGGCAGATGGAAGAGGATGCATAAAACCATTCAGTGGTACTGGTGGTCTGAATACCAACAACCACTGAGTGAATATACGGGCATTGTCTGGTGGCATCCAGACACGAGCGGATTCATGCTTGATGTTGCTGATCTCCTGGCCCAGAGGGGCGACAGAGAGATTGAGTGGATAGATGGATTCACTGGCTCTCTTGACGAGAGACGAGAACACATCGCACGCATCAATGCGATAACGCATATGTCACCAACCGAGTATGTCGCCTTCCATCAAAAATTGTTTGATTGCAAACAATTCGATGAGCTTGTGGCATACAATTTGAAAAGACGATACGGGGATGAAGATCTGATATATGGAGTGTGCATCAATCCTTCGTGTCGAGCCGGGTCAGTTTTTCCGCCAGATGATAATTATGGGGTAAAGTATATTTACTGTTGTCCATCTTGTAATTGTGTCACATCAATACGTGCAGAACACATTGATGACCATGAAGTAAGGGCTGCTGCAACGCTTGCGATGGCTACTAAGATAAGCATCAATCGCCTTGCCCACGCAGCCAAGGCTCGAATGTTGCTGCAAATCAAAGACAACGTACCCAACACGATAGTCCGCTATGAAGGTGGGCTTGTGTTCAAGATCAAGATGTCTGATAATCCATCCTTTGCCAACAGAGGCAAGCACTTTATTAGAGGGCGTGTCAACACGGAAGTGATGAAAAAGTTGGGATGTAGGATCACACCATCTGGTGAGTTTCTTCAGTTAGGAATTTCAACTGATAACCTCGCCTTACAGTTGATCCTGAGGCTCAATGAAGATCCGATGCAGATCCTCGATGAAAAAATGGCAGACTCTTATCGTGCAGATTACATTGACTCAATGTTCAACGATGAGATCGCAAGCTTTGCAAAACAACTCTCCAGTATGGGTGTGTTGCGTGTTGACTCCGCCGGAGTTAACGAAACATTGAGGGTCATATATGCTCTTGCACAGAAGAAGGCTGGAGCAAGGTCGATCATCAAAAAGAGTGGGGATGTTCAATTCCCGACAGACAAAGTGATTCAGAGTATCGACTCTGATCTAATTACAAAAGCCTTCACAATGACAGAGCATTCAATGTATCAGAATGTTGAGCAGGCATTCAACATCGCATGAGTGAAGCGGGGAGTAAAATGGAAGTAACACCAGAATATGTAATGATGCTTGAGTCATTCTTGGAGATGACCAAACAACAGGATGCAAGTCTGATTGATGGTGCTGTATTTGTCTTCATTGGCAAGGGGGCATCAGCAAGTCAGGCATCCATGGTTGAGTGGTTCCCTGCCTCATCCGACAAGGATGTCGGGTTGGTATGGCATGATATTCTTCTGGCTCAAATGCTGTTCCTTCATAACCTCGGGGTTGACGGGGATTCAATGAGGGAGATGGTGGAATACACAGAACAAAACAGCAACAAGATGGTTGCGAAGATTGTTGATTCCACCGTGCCGGAGGGTGAGGAGAACTAATGTCTGCTGATGCGAGCTACTTCTGGGAGCCGTGGTCTGTCAAGTTCCGACCTGGCCTGTCACGAAGCAACGTGATGGCTCTGGGCAAGATGAGCATGGATCTTTCAGATATCTCGCTTGAGAGCATCACGTTTACAGAGCATGGCATAGTGTATAGCCAGGCTGTTAAACACAACGACCGAATCTTTATGGGTAATGAGGAAGCGAAGAACTACTTCACTCATTACGCTATGATCTACAACGGTAGGCTGTGGCGAGGAAAGTCATGGGGCGGTGCGCTGACACCGAAGGGAGCATCTACCAGGGCAAGAAAGTTTGCCAGGGCAGTTGTTGCCGAGGCTGTTGATGAGGCTAACGAAGAGCCAGCCCCGCCCAAACATGGACAGGAGCTAGAGGTTGCCATGCTCCGCACTACATTGGCCAAGCTGGTTGATCTATGCAAGGCATGGATTGAATCCAGCTTCCCCCGGATGGGCATCGTATGGTCATCGAGGGAAGACTATCCAATAGCGTTGAGGGAGGCGATGTGGCTCCTAGAAAACAGGGGAGGTGTTAGAAAGGAGAGCTAGAGTAGCGAGTGCATAATGAACAACTCGGTTCTAAGACTAACCAACCATTCCAAGGAGGAATACAAAATGGAATTTGTTGCCAAGCACAACCGCTACGCACTCGCTGCTGCGAAGGCGTATGCACAGGACCGCCCGTGGGCGGGAGACTTCGACGAGCGGGTCGAGAAGATCCGTGTGTTTCACGCTGAGCTGTGTGATGCATATGGGATCGAGATTGATCTCGTCGTGGACACCGATGGCGACGAACCCACCAACGCTGGTGGCTTCTACGTCTCCGGCCAGGACACCATCGTCCTGCGCCCCGGCTTCGCCATTATGACCTACCTCCGCCTCTTTGCTGAGGCGCTTGAGGACAATCGTGAATTCCCGATGGCCTCGGCCTCGGAAGGCACCGCCGGTTACGCCGCCCGCTGGGCCAACGGCATGTTCAAGAAGGCCTTCCCCCGCTCCTGGGAGAAGCTCGTGAACCGCAACGCTCCGATCCTCAGTCGGGACTATTGCTAACCTAAATCGACTGCTGCTCCCGGCAATCCTGCTGGGAGCGGCGGTCCTTTCTTTCGGAAGTGCCTGGATGAAACTGCTGGTAGTTTCACCCATCGTACTCTTCGCAATCTATTATGGTTTCATCCTCTGGATAGCGTTCTTTCTTTTAGTGCTACGCTGGATCAAGTCCACACTGTGTGACATGATCCTCTTCGCAATTGCATTCTGTGAAGTCTTTGTGTATCCTATTGTGGGAGTCAAAGATGAATCAGAACACAACGCTTGAAGAGTTCCGCCGTCTTGCTGGCAAAGTGGGGATGAAGAGGAAAGATACTAAAGCCAAGCGTGACAGAGACTTGGCTCTAATGAACCTGATCATTGAGCTAGAACAAATGGGGATCGAGTTTGGTGGTCGTTGGAATTCCAAAATGGAAGTTAAGCCATCGACTCTGTACCTTGAATATGTTTTCTCTACGAAGAGAAGGTTCCGTGCAGATCTCGCAATACCTACAGAAAGACTACTCGTCGAGATCCACGGAGGAAGTTATGTTGTGCGCCGCTCAAAGGATGGCAAGGTCCATTACTTAGGTGGCGCACACCATTCCCCTGAAGGCAGGCGCAGGGACATGGACAAGAGCAACCTCGCAAACCTTGAGGGCTGGACATATCTTGAGGTAGATTGGAAAGACGTTAAGATGGGTTCAGCATTTGATCTAATTCAACAGGCCTTGGGGGTAGACAAGAATGAAGATGACGAGTAGACAGTGGGTTCTTGTGGACTGTGACGACGATATAGTCGTTGATGTTTTCGAAGATCCAGAAGCTGCGAAGGAAGTAAAGGAAAGCTTTGAGTCTGCTGGACTTAGCACATACAAAGTTGTGTTGGCCGAGATCACTTGGTCAAACTAGTTATAAGAGGGGGGTAGCGCCACGCCGATGGGCGTTAAACAAATAAAACAAAGGTTCCTCCCCACTCCCATCAAGTTTCTTTGGTGGCCGAGCGGGTCGAACTACCGGACTGCCTTGGCGTCCCCCCTCGAATGCTTGGAGGATGAAAATGAGCGACCTACCAGAACGCATGGTCCATGAAGCACAGAACAATCAGATGATCGACCAGCACTACCTGCCAGCAGGGGCGCTGCTGGAAGAAGGGGCCAAGGAGATCGAACGTCTCCGCGCTGAGAATTGTCGGTTCAGGTCTGCTCTTGAACGATACACCCCTGACATTCTCGATGAAATGGAGGCCGACGATGAGTGACGACGACGTACGACGAGTGTCGATAACGCCTGACAATAAAATTGTAGAAACCGACAACCCTACTCACGCTCTCATACGGTTGGAACACTACGAACGTATCCAAGCCCTGCCTGACCAATACAGAAGGGAGATAAAAACCCATCGTCGCCGCATCGGAGAATTGGAGGCAACCATTGAGCGATGAAATGACTGTTTGTTGTCGGTGTGGGTCTGAAGTTCCCGTTGAGGATACTGTCGATGATATTTGCTTTGACTGCTTGGAGGAGGACGACGATGAGTGACTATGCAGACCGCTGGAACGCAGCCCTGGACAGGCAGGTGGTCCAACCGCAGCGTGAACTCAGAGGGGCGAAGAAAGAGATCGAGCGCCTCCGCGCCCGCATCGAGGAGTTGGAGAAAGAGCTTCTGTTGGAGATGAACGCGAACGAGGAGAAGGGACGCCGCATCGAGAAGTTGGAGGCGAAGGTTTCAGAGCAGGTTCGCCTTCGTGCTCACGAACTACGAACCTTCCACCCGGAAGATCACGTCACCATCCCCAACGACTGCATCGACAAGGCGTGGGCGAAGATTCAAACGCGAGCGGAGCCTGTCTACCATCAGGGAATGGAGCGCGCCCTCGAAATCATCGGCATCGTCGATGACGGCGAGGGCGGCTGGAGGATGAGCGATGATTGAATTCTATTTGTGGTCGGTCCTGGTTCTCTTCATAATCATGTTCATCGTCGAGGCTCGATCCGAGGATGATTTCGCGGACATGAGCTTTGAGGCTATCATCCTCATTCCGTTCTTCTGGCCCGCGATGATCGCGATTCTGCTCGTCGTTGTTGCGATCGGCGCACCTCTCTGGCTCCTCTGGAAAATTGCGAGGGTCGGACTATGAGTGACGATGCTTTGATCAGAGCCTTGCGCGAGATGGCCGCAAGGGAGTGTTGGATGACGCCCGAGAGCACTGTCGAAGGGCAAGCCGCCGATGAGATCGAACGTCTCCGCGCCCGCATCGAGGAGTTGGAGCAGCAGGTCAAACTTGCAGAGTACCATCAGGGTCAGGCTGAGGCGTCGGCTTCCATCCTTCAGGCAGAGATCGACGCCATGAACGACGTTGACGCCATTTTCATCCCCTACGAGCGCATCGACAAGATGTGGGAGTATATTGAAAAGCTCAAAATCGCTGGAGACGACCGTTGCTCAAGCCTTGCCATAGTAATTAAAGAGGTTCTTGCCCTTGCTGACATCGTCGAGTGTGACCACCTCAAAGCATCGCAGATCAACGGCGAGTTGGTAGAGCCATGCCCCGACTGCAACGGGCGAGGATGGAGAATGAAAGATGAGTGACGACTGGTCATCGAAGTGGCCCAAGAAGCCGGGCGTCTACCTGTTCTATGGGTACGCCATCAACAGCGAAGTGGAGCACATCCCAAGGCTGCACCTTGTCACGGTTGAATATGTGAGTGAGACATTCGGCGTGCAATATAGAACGTCAAGGATTACAATCAAGAAAGAGAGTGGGGCATATGGTATGTGGCAGAAGGTGCTTGCCCCAGATCTCCCAGACATTAACGAAGAGAGAGCAACCCGTGCTGCAAGAAGCACGAAGATAGTCGAAGAACTACAGTTCATCGACTGAGGAGTAGACATGAGTGAATGGACTGAAGGAATGCTATTCCCTCCGGGGTTGATGCATGAGCCTGTTGTGGTTGGAGAGTTCCAAGTTCAATCAGATGAGTGGCTTATGGCACGCCGTGGAGGAATAGGGGCGTCCGATACCCCTTCTATTCTAGGTGCTGATGGGGCCTTCAGGTCCGCACTTGAGGTGTGGGCAGACAAGCGAGGGATCTTCGATGATGAACCCTCCGAAGAACTCATGGAGCTATTCCACTTTGGACATAAACTAGAGCCGCTTATCGCTGATGAGTTTCGGGAAAGAACCGGCTATGAGGTTCGACCCGAGCCACGCACTTTGGCCCATCCGGAGTACCCCTTCATGCAGGCTAATCTGGATTACTGGGTGTGTATTGATGGTAAGTGGGGACCACTAGAGCTAAAAAACAGCAGCGCCTGGGTAGCTGATCAGTGGGCTGAAGAAGCGCCGATCAAGTACCAGGCCCAATGCCAGCATCAAATGTTTGTTGCGGGTGCAGATATTGGTTGCATCGCAACACTGATTGGTGGCAATCGGTTTGCTTGGGCTTTAGTGGAACGCAGTGAGAAATTCATTGGCGGCATGCTCCAGAAGCTTCAAACCTTCTGGCAGATGGTGGAGAACAACGAGCAACCAGTAGCTGGTGCTTTGGATCTGGATCTGGTCAAGCGCATTGCGGAGCCGGACCCTGATAAGCAAATCGAGCTACCGTTAGACTCGATCCATTGGGCGGCTCAAGTCCAAGGTGCAAAGGAAAAGATCAAGGAGTGGGAGAGGGTGAAGAAGGACGCCGAAGCCAAGATCTGGCAGGCTATTGGCGATGCCACTGAAGGCTTTCTCCCTGATGGTAGTGGATCTTTCAGGGTCAGTACCGTCACACGCAAACCTGGTGTCACCAAGGGTGGCACATTCAAAACCCTACGCAGGGTGAAGGAGAAGAAATGAGCCAGATCGTACCTGCAAACGAGAAGTTCTTTGCAATCAAGAAGTTGGTGAGCGACCCTGAGACATTGGATAATCTCAGGCGTGCGCTGCCGTCGCACATCACGGCAGAGAAGATGAGCCGTGTGTTCTTGACAGCAATCACAACAACCCCCAAGCTTCTGGATTGTGAACCGGCATCTCTTATGAAGGCTGTGATGGAGGCGAGTTCTCTCGGCCTGCTGCCTGATGGTGTGCTTGGTCATGGTTACATCCTGCCGTATGGCAAGAGTGCCAAGTTTATTCCAGGCTACCGTGGCCTGATTGATCTAGCCAGACGCAGCGGGAAGATCGCATGGATTCAAGCGAGGGTCGTGTATGAGGGCGATGACTTCAGCTATGGATACGGGGCTGACCCATTCCTCACACACGTACCAGCCAGGGCTGTCGGCGCAGAACCCGGCAAGTTCCACGCTGTCTATGCTGCTGCCAAATTCACCGAGAGTGGTGAGGTTGCGTTCGAAGTCATGTATGATGATGATGTAGAAAAGATCAGGAAGCGCAGCCGAGCCGGAGAGAGCGGACCTTGGGTCACGGACTTTGAAGAGATGGCTCGCAAGACAGTAGTTCGCAAGCTTATGAAGTACCTGCCACTGTCACCGGATGTTCAGGCCGCTGTCACGGCGGACGAGTATGCCGAACGTGGTCTGCTGCATAAGCTGCTTGAAGAAAGGGTTGACCCCGAAACCGGAGAGGTCGATGTCGAAGAGCCTAAGTCAACGCTTGAAGATCTGGTTGTGGACGCAGAAGCTGTGGAAGAGGAGCCAAGCTTCGAGGGAAGCGGAAGAATTTCCAGCGATGAAGACAACCAATTCCAACAGGCTGTCGATGGTCTGGCAAGCAGACTCGCAGAGGCAATTGGACAGCAGGCTGCTGAACGTACTACGTATGACCTGCTTGGTCAGTCTGGTTTTGAGTCTGTTACTGAGATCAGGTCCAGAAAAGATAGAGAAGAATTCTATCACTTTCTCAGGGAGAAGGTTGAAGAGGCGGAGAAACTAGCGTAAGCTAGTAGATGGGTGGCGGCAATCACACCTCCCCTCCCGCCCGTTCTCCTTTCCGGGCGGTCATCCTTCTCCCTTGCCGCCGCCCCTATTTTTTGGAGGCGACATGAAAACGAGAGACGATATCTACAAGACGAGGAAAGACACCAAGGAGCCAGCCGTCCGTGGTGGCGAAAGACGCCGATCAGACCTGGCCAGCGGGGAGCGCATGGAACTCAAGACGCGAAGGCCCAAAGAGAAGAAGAGGTTTTGCTTGCACTGCGGACACCAGATCCCTTCGGCTTCTGTCACGAGTCGCTGCCCCAAATGTGGAACAGAGCTATGAGCAAAGACAAAGAACAAGAGTTTCAGTGGGCGATGCAAGAATTTGTCGTATGGCTAACAGGTGAAATGAAAATAGACTGCTCGTTCTGGCCTGATGCAGAAGAGGTCCGAGAGAAGCTTTTCAAAATCCTCGAATCAAGAAAGCTTGATCTGTACGGATAGCTACTGCTGCTTCATCCAATCCTTGCGTAGTTTCTTAGCTCTGGTTCTAAATGACTTGAGTTCACCAACAGCATAGCCTTGTTCCTTCATGCTTTCCCAGAGCGGCTTGTATAATACCTGGCCACCCTTGGTCTGCTCGAAGTATTCAAGGACCTTGTCATCACCACGCTGTGTTGGTAATGGTCTACTCTTGATCTCGAACTCGGATGCAGTCATCTGCTCCACTGTTCCTCTTACAATGTGGTCAGCCTCGGCTGCCCTGATAGTGCCGAAGGATCGCAACATGTCCTTGATCTCCTGGTCACTGAAGTTACCGTTGGTCAAGACTCTAAAGTTTTGAACCTTCTTCTGGATGTTGAGCAGCGCACGATGCCATGCGCGTTGGCCGCGCTCGGTTCGGAGTAGCTCACTGCGAACTGCTCCATCCTTCCACTCCAGTTCTTTGCGCCCAGCGGTTCCGGCCATCCGTTTGGCGATCTCCAGGTTTTCAAAGTTGTTCCTTGTCATCTTATCCAAGAGCCGAGCCTGATCCTCTGGTGCGGCATCATAGCTACGTTGCAATCTTGCAAAGATGTCCACCACATCGCTAAATTTCTTGCGCCTGACGAACCGCCCAAGACGAGGTTCCCGTCCCTGAATGACTTCAGATGCGGTGCGGATTGTATTCCCGGTTTGTCCAGGTGCAAAGGATTCAGAAACAAAATCGAAGAGCCTATTGGCTACTATCTCTCCAGCGTCGGGCCTGATGGCAGTGCCGTCTTTTGAGTCACGGAAGCTGTCATATACATCCCACAGCCCAGGCTGTGACCAGCCGCTAGACATATCATAACCAGTCGTTGCCTTGACCACGTTCTCAACAGTCATGCCCCAAGAGAACGGGGATGCCTGCGACGTGTTGTGAATCAGCGCATCAATGAATGATAGCTCTGTGTTCTGATTGGATGCCTGCCATGCCCCAATGATTACATCCTCGATTGGGAATGCCGAAAGGTTGCCCATCACATACCACTTAAGGTTCCAGTCACCATCCTCGTTCTTCTCGTACCAGACAGCGAGTGGTTGATACCTATCATATGATGGCAGGGATTCACGGAGCGCCGCAACTTGCTCGTCAGTTGCAATCTTCCAGGTGTCATCATCGTCATCATCCTTCATGCCGAGTGCTGTCAAGAGATTCCCAAGACTCGCAGTCGCATGAACGATGCTCGTATACAACTTGGGTGAGGCTGCTGCAAGCCATCCACCGGAGCCGAAGCGGAAGATCGGTATCGTTGCAGACAACATGAAGCCCATGAGTGGTCTCAGGTTGCCCTTCTTGGCTTCTCTTGCTGCCCGATTCATGCTATTGATCCACGTCCTTGTGGAATCAAAGGTGTAACCGAAGTAATCCCCGAAGCTCGCTCGGTTGATCTTGCTCACGCCAAGTGGGACATAGTCCCTGTACTGGTAGTGGTCACGGACATGCTGCACTGCTTCTTCGTGGCTCGCTCCCTCATCACGCATCGAGTAGTAGGATGCATACTTCGCTGGCAGGTCGATCAACGCATACAGCATCATCGACTCACGAAGGATGCGCATCGGGCTACCCTTCTTAGATTCAGCAGTGATCTTAATGTTCGCATCAATCGCAGTCAGAATAGAGTCTTGTGAGAAGTCGAAAACATCTTTGGCTACCAAGTCAGCAAGGATTTCTAAAGCCTCCGGATCTCCCTGCTTTCCTGGTGCCCAGCCCTCATCTGCCATGATGGCCCTGCCAACTCTGGCGGCGAGGGCTGTTCCATCTTTCATGTGCTTTAGCCAGTTCTTGTTGAAGATATCACCAGATCTGGCAGCAAAGCCTGTCACCGAAGTAAAGCCATTGCGAAGGATTGTCTTCGGCCAGATTAACCTAGTCGCACGAGTGACAGCCTGAAGTTGGTTGAACCACCTGGTGGGGGCGAAGCCCTCGGTAATCTGATCAAAGGTTCCTTCGCCATGGAGGAGATCGTATGTCTCTTGCGTGACGTACATCCCAGCCATGTTGCCATACTTCCTGCGGTCGGCGGGCGTGATGCCACGTCCGCTGGCCAATCTTTCTGAGAAGTTGCCACGCTTTGCTCGTGACCACCACTTACCTTCGCCTTCTTCGAAGATCTTCTGGAACATGACGCTTGCTGCGAGGAGATCGTGTTGAACCTCCATGGTTCTCGACAACCTCTCGCCCGGACTTGTGATCTCTCCGTACAATTCACGGAACGTCTCGTCCAGCTTGCGCTTCATCTGGTGTGTGATTGGCATGCCGCCAATCGGACCAGGCACAGACTTGCCTTTGTTGGCTGAGCTACTTAGGTAGCCTTCAACAGTATCAGCAGCCATGCTGCTCAAGGATTCCTGAGACCACTGAGCAATCAGGTTGCCGTCTCTAAGTTCAAGGGAATCAATGACTTCCATCCATGGGTCCATTGCTTTAGCAAGGTTCTCAATCGCTGCCTTCTTGGTTCGTGAGAGACCCTGAAGCATCTGCTGCCTCTGTGCAACTGGTGCCTGCATGTACCCAGGAAGATCGAACACCTCTCTGCGCCCAATGGTTTTGTTGGCTCGGGTGATGAGCCTGTTGATTTCTTCTTCATGCATGTCAAAGACGGCATCGACTGCAGCCTGATATGCATCCTGCGGTGCAACATACCCGTTGCCAAGGGCATGGATCGCATACATTCTAGTTTGATAGAACTCGTTAGAAAGGATGAGATCCCTCAGCTTCTGGGGGATGTTTGGGCTGGCAGACAACTCGGCCCTCAGCCGTGCAGATTCATCAAGAATCTTCTGAAGCTCGACCATTTCTGGGTTGTCGTTCTTAAGTCCGTAGATCCTCTTGAACTGATCAACTGGCATGCGCCCATCAAGAACCATGGACAGGGTGTTGTTGATTCGCTCTTCACCGAATTTGTCTTTGAGTTGCTTGATTATCTTACGCACGCGCTGGTTGGCGGCCTTGCCCATCACCTTGCCCTTCATTGCGCCACGCCTGCGATCAATGAGGGTGAGGTACAGTTCTTTATCTAAACCCCTGGCTGGCTTGAGGTTAGCATTTAGCCAGGACTTCATGCCACGGAATCTGTGTGCCTTCATCCTATCGAGGAATGATGGCTGCTCCATCTGCCGCTGGGTGCCACCCTGTCTCGCTGCGGCATCTTGCTCAAGGGGAAGCTGTGCCTCGCTGACATCTTCCGGAAGATGCAAGTCAATAACACGGGCGAGATCGTCAAGCTGCCTTGAATCCTCGGGATTTCTTCCGGCAAGATTGAATCCAATCCGGCCACGGCCAACGCTGTTGCCAACCCAGAAGAAGCTGTCTTCTCCAGATTCCCACATGTCTGTGACCTGCTGTCTGGCTGCGGCAGTGCTGCTTGCATTCACAAACTGCACAGGAATCCACATGTCACCAAACCGCGGCTCTCGCACAAACACAACGTGTGTGACATCGCCGTAGTCGTGGACATCGCTCGCCCTGTTGGCTTGCGCAACCATGTCCTGGAGGTACTGCGTTGCCGGGACAATGCTTACCTCATGCGCCTGCTTGGTCAGCTTGGATTGAAGCAGAATCTTTCTGCCAGCATCAATGTCGCCCTCACTATACGAGCGCAGAGCATACCGAACAGGAACAATTTTCAGCGGGTTGCTGTCCACCCTTGGGCCTCCGCTGAGCACTAGTCCGGGCTTGTCAGTTTCGCCACGCAGAACATCCTTATTCCTTGGCAGTGTCCCCCATATGTCATGGAGCCTGCTCTGTACACCAGCAGGAGTCAGGGTTGATGGCATCTCTCTGCTGATCATCGGATACATTTTCTTGAAGGCTTCGCCCCGCTGGAAAAGCTCCACGATGTTGTCGAGTGTCGGGTCAGCCCAGAGCTTAGCGATCTCGTTGGGATCAACGGAACCCTTCTTAAAGATCGTGTTCCACAGCTTGATTGCAAACTCTTTAATGTCGGATGCAATCCTGCCAACGGTTCCCATCTCTTTTCTTTTCAGGTCTTTAGCATCTGCCGCACTTGATAGGGCAACAGCAATTGCGTTGACGGCATCCTCTTCTGAGCCGTGCTCATTGATTATCTTGAGGAACGTTTCATCAGACACAAAGTTCCTAAGCCACCAGTGACCAACCTCATGGTATCCAGACTCCCTAAACGCAAGGCCTGAGATGATTTCAACAAGGTGTCTGCCGGTAACTGGGTCTGCGTCGTATCTACCAGCGGAGATCGGCGGAATCTCAAGGTTACCCCTTCCCTTTTGGACATCCACAAAAATCATTGCCGTTCGAATTGCTGCGATCAGCTTGGCGGTTGTGTTAATTGAACCGCGTGCAGTCGGGAGAATGTTCTCCCCCCTCTCGCCCTGCCTTGTCAGATGGCGCTCAAGATTTCTGGCAAGAACGAGCAACTCGCCCTGCGTGAGTTCTTCAAGCATTCTGAGGATCGCACGATCAGTGCTAGTGACCAAGATGTCCAGTGGGACCGGACCATTATCACTCTGTACCGTAATGCGGAACCCGCCTGGAATTTCTTCAACCTCAGTTCCTGGGCCAAGATTCTCCAGCGCACGCTTGGTGATCATCTCCTTCCCGGACTCTCCGCCAAGCTTCTTCGGGAACCCTGGGTGTGCGATCTCCCCACTGGCAAGCTCAAAGAAGCCCATGTTGTCGAGGTCTCTCAGCATTGCGAGCCGCTCTTCCTCGGCATCAATGTCTTCTGGAGCTACTTCATCCTCTTCCTCAGCCTTCTCAACCTTCACCTCTTCCTGCCGCTCTGACCTAGCCGCCTTTGACCTCTCGTTAATATCAGCGAGAGAAACAACCTTGCGGACCAGGTCTGCCATCTCCATTCCGGCGGCATCAGCGACCGCGCCAAGGTATGCCTCGACCTCTTCCATGGTTGAGGGGAACTTGCGCTTCGGATCTTCCTTCTTGCGCCTCTCAATCTCCTCGTTGATGGCCCGCTTCAGGCTATCATTGTCAACGTGTCCGTTCTCTATGAGCGTTTGGATTGTCCCAAGCTCAATGTCTTTCATCAGGACAGCTTGCTTCACATGTTCTGGATGTGGACGCTTAGGTTTACCCTGGAACCCAGGCTTCGAGCGCATGTCTTTCTGCGCCTGTTCTGCTGTCGTGCCACGGGCCTCGTCCTCAACCCTGTCAGACTCTAGCTCTAAGTAGTCTTCGAATGCGCGCCTTGGTAAACGAGAAAGCTTGCTGCTAATCGGCTCGCCAGTTGCATTGCGAAGCGTAGTAGCACCTGGGTACTCTTGGAACAGGAACATGCGCATGGTTCTAGCATCATCAAGAAGCTCTTCATTCCTGATCGCATCAACAACAAGCTGTCTATTGCCAGCAACGGACGGTGCCTGTTCCTCCATCTCATTCAAGACTTGGTTGACAAAGGTCGGATCAATCATGTCATCAATCATGTTGGTAGACTTCCACCTTGTAGTGATGACATCAAAGATCTCGGCAGCCTGAGCGTCACCCTCTAAGCTGTCCAGATATTCATAAGCCTCATTTTGCTCCTCGGTCTGACTCACCCACGGCCATTCAGCAGCCATGACATCTGCCATGCGTGCGCTGGCCTCTTCATCTGTCTCAACAACTTCGCCCTCTGCTTCTGACTCGGCCTTCTTTACTTGACCAACCACTCTGACAAGAGACTTCCCTCCAGCCCCATTGTCCACATAGATGTAGTCAATCTCTTCGTTGCCCCGGTTCTTATCGAACGCGAAGTCTCTAGTCGATATCTCTTCTGCATCCATCTCGGAGGCAGCAAGCTCATCCATCTTGCGTTCGGCCATCTTCGTAATCTTGCGAGATGCCTTCTTGCGCCGACCGTTCTTAAGGTCTGCCTTATACACTTCCAGCGCAGCCATTACAACTTCCATGTTGTCTGCTGAGTTGATGATGTTGAGCAAATCTTCAACAAACACGGCACCATTCTTGTCTCTCCTGAGAGACGGGGTGCTGTCTGGCCGGACAGAATCATTTGTCTTAGTCTTGGTTGACTTCTCCTGCTTCTTGTCTGGCCTCTTGGCTGGGTCTTTGGGGGACTGCCCATCCTCCTTGCTTTGAAGCGTGGCAAGCCTATCGTCAGCGTCATCGAGAGCGTCCATTGCGGCACGCATCTCATCATCAAAGACGTTAACGCCCTCATCTCGAAGCCTCTGGACCTCTGACCTCGCCACCTCAAGCTCAGCCCTGGCTTGTTCGATCTGATCCTTCTTAGGCTGAGTGGTTTTCTTCTTAGCCTTAGCCTTCTTGGTTGCAGCCTTGGCCTCTGGCTTGGTTGGCCTGCCTTTGTTTTTCTCAGACTCGGGCTTGCTAAATTCTACAGCCACAACATTTTCGCCAGACTTCTTGTCAAGAATGTTCTTTAGCTCAGCATACTCTTTCGTGCCATTGCTAAACGAAACAGCACCAAGATCCTTGCCATTTACGTCAAAAAAGTTGGCAATCATCTTGCCATCTTTCCCTTCAAGAACGACGCCAACAAAAACGCCGGTCGCATCGGCCCGCTCAGCAACCCTTCCGACTTGCTCAGCAACAGCGGCGCTCGCCGCAGTTCTTTCTTGAACCTCAAGGACCGCAGCCCTCTTGATGGACTTAGACTTCTCTATGTTTTTGATGTCTCGCCCATACGTAGAGTTGGCAATCTTTATCTTGGGCGGACTCTGCGTTAGCGTATAGTGCCCAAGAACTTCAAAGAGACCCGTGTCAGGGTTCTCAGAAACCTGAAGATTGAAGATGATGTGCTGTCCATTCCTCTTTGAAATCTTCGTCATCTCATCAGCCAGGGAACCCTTGCCCCCAACAATCCCTTTAACCATATCGACAGCGCCGTCTCTAGTTTCACTGGAATCAAGAACAACTGTTCCTGTCTTTTGTTCGTTTGTCTTCTTGCTCTTAGCGAGAAGTCTTCCGTTCTTCAGAAACTCTGCCCACTCTTCATCCCTGCCTGGAAACTCAACAACCTCGCCAGCCTTTTCAGGCTCCGGCTTAGTTGGTACAGAATCGCCAGCCATCTCCTTCCGCCTATTCTCAATCGCTGTGATGATGGAAGCTCTAGGCTTGTCCATCAAACCATCAACAACCTGCTCCCTCTCAATGGCTTCAAGGTCATCAAGCCTTTGGATTGTGTCAGCCTTCCGAATTTGGTCCTTCATGGAACGGGCGGACGTGGTTCCGTTCTTGTTCATCTTGATCGGGCCGTACTTCTTTACATCCTCATCAGGCTTTGTTGTGCCATCAAGAGCATCTGCAATCTTGTCCTTAGCCTCTTGACTAATTGGTGCTGCCTCTTCGGCTTCCGTCTGTGCGACGACCTCAGCCTCACCCTTTCGTCTGGCTGGTGTCTTGCCGATCTCAAACGGATCGCGCAGCATTCTTTCGAGTGCGTCCTGCTCAGCTACTGCTTTCTCAAGGAACTGTGCCTGCTCTACTGCTGGGCCACGGAAGTTGGCTCGGACCTTCTCCTCCTGCATGACCTTCGTAACCTCTTCTCCGGCCCGAATCTTCTTGACCACACGATCAACTACATCCTTAGGGATGCCAGCTTTCTCTGCGTCTTCTCTCAGGATGGACTCAATGGCGTCAGTTTTATCCTGAGCCTGGTCACTCTTCCTTCTCCTTGGCGGAGCGGTCGGAATGGTTGGCTCCTCAACGTCAAGTTGCTCATCCTCACCAGCCTTAGCATCAACATCCTGAACAGGTGTAACATCAGCGATGCTCATAAGATAACGAGCCATGGCAGCGTCAATCTTCTTGTTGCCCTTCAGGGCAGCAGAGCTATTGATGAAGTCCTTCAGCCTTGTGGCAGTAATGCCCTGGTCACTGAACTTCTCAAATGCCTGAACCCAGCCGAGCGCAGTGCGACCGAGGAACGGCTCATTCTCAAGCGCATCACGCACCTCTTCAAGCTCAATGTCTACGCCCTCTTCGTTCATGTACTCATACAACTCTTGGGCATCGGGCTTCTCTGCGTTGGCAAGCTCGAAGTCATTGGCGTAATCGAAGATCTCCATCTCAAGGTCGGGATCTCCATAGTACTTACCCTTCTTGCGCTTGGTCTTGGGCGGGACCCTTGGCGCTGGCTTCTGCTTACGCACCAGAATATCGACCTCGGTTTCAGGGTCAAAGTATTCGAGCTTGTTGCCATCATCAATGGCGATGAGTCCCTCTTCACCCACCTCTGCTCTCACCCTGCCCTCTACCAGCCGACCATCCTCAGTAGTCACCCTGACAAATGAGCCATCATTTACACCACCAATGGTCCCCTTCTGCCCGGTTGTGTCATAGTCAAACTCATCGAGGCCAATCTCAGCCGCCGCCTCAGTCTCAAGCGTCTTGCGCCTGGCATCAATAGCCTTACGCACACCAACGGAAGATGCCCTGTCAGATTCTTGCCACTGCTTCTCAACCTCATCTAGCTCTTCTCTGGTGGTGGCGTTGTTGACATCTTCTTTCCATTGCGGCACAAGCTTCACAGATGGGGCTGTGCTCTTCGCTGTGCCTTTCTGCGTAGTGGGGGTAGCCTTTGGCTCCTCGGCCTTTGTGGGCGGTTTTGTGGGCTTCTGAGACTCACCCTTGCCAAGAGCGGCTCTGCCAGGTTCACTGTCTGCGTAGATTCTCCAGACTTGCTCAAACGAATCCTTAACAATCTGCTCACGCTCATTCTCGGGGAACTGATCAGCCGTCTTCTCATCAAGACCATACTGATCCATCTTCGCCTTAATCCGCATGTTAGCCACCTGAGTAGCCCTGTCAACAATAAGTCCCTTATGAGCGTCTGGAATGCCATCAAATGAAGTGGCCACTTCTGCCGAAACTCCAGCTGGAACCGAGGTTGTTCCAGGCTCCAGCGCAGCTTCCTCTGGAGACGCTGGCGTTTTTGTATCTTCATCCAGTGCGCCACGACCTGCCGCTGCGTTAACCTCATCCCAGTTCTGACGAACAAAATACTCTGGAACCCCGAACATCTGAGATAGCATCGTCACATCTTCTTGTTCGTGAGAACCCCAGGCAGCAGAGCGAGCGCCATCAAGATCGGCTCTGACCTCGTCTTCCTCAATGTTTAGCTCTTTAGACAGAACCTCAACCTCTGTATTAGCCTCATCCATTAAGCCTTCTGTTCTGTATGCTGCCTCAATGTCCGCTCGAATCTCTGAAGGCTTAGCGTCAAACTTCTCTGCCAGACGATTGACCTCAGACTCAAATAGTTTCTTTTGAATGCGATTGGCTGTTCCCTCTTTGGAAAAATAAGTTGCCACAGCCTGAACCGGCTGGCCAGCAACCGCCATGCCTCCACCAAAGTGAGCGCCAACGACGCCAGCACCGTGTCGTTCCTCCATCTCTGCGTTGGTTGCGTTAGCAATACTGTCCCAGGAAAAGGTGTCCTTGTCCTGATCTGCAGCCTGCTGGAAGAATGTTTGTAACCACTCCTCAGCGTATTCGGAAGTGGTGTCTAACGCAATACGGCCAGCAGTATCAAGTGCTTTTGTGACCCCGACCCTTCCCATTGTATTCCAGGCCTCTGTCATCTTGGGAGTCATCTTTATATTTCTAAGTCCTGGCAGTTTGGCTGCTGCTTCTGTGAGTTTTGCGGTAGGCACAAAGGCAGCATATGCCTCTGGAATACTCATGCCAGCCTGGTAGATTAGATTATCCCTTGTTACCCTGATTCCCTTTGACCTCGCCACAGCCTCTTGATCGCCAGCCAGCAGTGACTCTGCTGCGGTGCTTCCGCCCTCCATGAATGATTCTGCAATACCACTACCGGCAGCAGCAATGGCAACAGGAAGAAGAGCGCCGCCAGTTGCGGCACTAACAACAGCGGCAGGAACCATAAGCGGCACACTGACAGGAGCAGTTCTAAGCAATTGCTGCCCAAGGTCGGCTTCGACCTCTGTATCTGTGTACTTATCTGAGATCTCCTTACCCTTCTCGATAAGCTCCATGCCCTCTTCTTTGCCGCCCTGAACCATGGCGTCACCAGTGAGCCACATCGCCCCACCAACAGCCATCAGCAAGTCGCCAGTTCCAGCCTTCAGTGAGTTCCAGTACGGGTGTTTTCGCAACTCAACGCCGCGCTCCATCGGATCTTTGGGATACTCAGGTCGCAGGTGGTCCGGCAAAGAGTCAAAGTCTTTCTTGACTGGATCAACGAACTGTTCCATGAATTTCTTGGTGAACTCTCGCTTGTCTTCTTCGCTCTCAAGCGGGACGCGATCCATGATGAACTTGACCTGGCTCGCCCTGCTCAGACCATGGAACTCTGGACTAAGAGGAGCGCCAGTGATCTGATCCATCATCGCTTCCCGATGCCCCTTCTTTGCCAACATCTTGATGGCCTGCTCTTGGCTCGTGATACCAAACTCAGCAAGTCCAGCAAGTGTCTTGTTATCAATGACTTGCTCGCCCTTGCTTGCAGCCCAGTTGAGCACATCATCAATGCCAGCACCCTGATTGAACTTCATGTATGCGGCCACGGCGGGATTCTTCATCAACTCAGGGCGCACATAGTCAAGCTCTCTGGCCTTGGCAAGCTCCTCTTCTGACAGCTTTGAGGGGTCACGAAGCATGACAACACCGTTCGGTGTTTCGACATGGTGCCTAATGACACCACGATTGAACATCCTCTCCCCCTCTTCGGGGGTGATCTCAATGACGCCCCTCTGGGTGCCGACTTCAATGCGAGATCCAGAAAGAATGACCGGATCTTTGGGTGATCCGATGTTGATGTTGCCGTGCGGGAGCGGGGCGTCCGGCTGCTCCATTGCCATGGCCCTAAGACTCTGGTCATATTCTCTCTGCGAAACAAATGGCTTGTCCCCGAACTCGCTCTCAAGATACGGTCGGACTGACTCAGGCGCGTTGACAATATCTTCGACAACCTCGGGCGGCAACTGGTTGCTGACCTCGGGGAAGTACATCCCCTCACCCTCTGGAGGAGAGGCCTTGATGGGCTGGTCGCTATAGTCGTCGGGCCTTTGCAGCGGAGGCACAACATACTGTCCATCTATCTGTGGACGATGCGGTACATTCGGCTGAACCTCGATCCTTCCTTGCTCATCCTTCGGTAGCTCGACCGGCTCCTGTACACCAGCAGCTTCAGCCTCAAGGAATCTCTGCCCAACCTCGGGGATCTTCTTGCCCTTGATTAAACGCTTCTCTTCGTCGCCAAGGTTGTGCCAATTGTCATCGTTGATTGTGACAGCATCAAAGATCCGCTCACGCTGTTCCACATCAAAGGAATCAAACTCGAATTCGGGATTGTTGATCAGTTCAAATGGACTCTCAAACCCAAAGTTCTGCTTATAAACCTTGGCCTTTACTTCTGGCGGCATCTTCTTCCAGCCCGGATCGTTCTTGAGGGCTGTCGCAAATGCTGCATACTGAAGCTGAAGCGGTGTGTTTTCTTTCCACTTCTTGTCCTTGAACATGAAGAGGGCATCATGGGTTGTCATAGCTCACCTCGGCGCTTATTGTACAATGTACGGTGAAGGATCTACTCCATAATTGTTGGCTGCGATATCAAGGGGATTCGGCTGCTCTGGCTTCTTGTCCCCTTCATACCCTGGTGGCGGCACTGGAGTCTTCCCGCTCTCATATAGCATTGCCATTTTCTGTTTCATCCAAGGGGGCATGCCGTTCCAGTAGCTCATCCAAATAGCCTTGGCACTGTTTACTTCTTCTTGACCGATCTGACCATCCGCAAGCATCTTTTGACCATCCACATAATCTTGCCATGAGGCAAAGTATCCATTCCTCCAGTCGTCTCTAATCTGTGGATTGTTGCTGTTATTGATTGCAGCCTGTATTTGCTGTTGCGTAACAATGTTGTTGTCCGCATCCGTCATCTTGCCAGCGAGCGGCCCCTTCTTCCAGACATTGATGAGGCCAAACGGTCCCTGGAATGGGGTGAATTCTGGTTCAAGCTCAGCACGGAGTCTAATTTCAGCCATGACGTGTCCATGCTTCGCGGCCTGAGCCAGCGCCTCTCGCCTTGATTTGTCGGCATTGTTTTCTGCATACATTATGCCGGTGGCAGCAATCTGATCTAAGCTCTGCTGGCTTCTTGCTCTTCCCAGCATCTCCTGGCCAATGAGATAGCCGGCGGATGAAGGGTTAACTTTAGATAGCCCAGCCATTTGGTCATAGAATGTGATCCGGTCCTGAAGAATACCGAGGTCTTTCGCCTGTTGATCCCTCAACTTTTTTGCGCCGAGTATAGCACCAGCATAGTCTTCGCCTTGAGCCGCACCCTCTTGCTCAACGACGGCAGCCTGCTGTTCCAACTGCTGTTCTTCCGCTCCAGCTACGGTCGGCTCCACAAGTCCGAATTGCTCGGCAAATGTGGCACCTGGTTGTGCGGCCATGTTATCGCCCTTCCCGTAAAGGGCTTCCAAGTCAACCTGCACTGTTTCGGGAGCCTGCCCTTCAGTCGGAAGCACCCGCTCTTTGGTTGCCTCTTCCTGCAGAACTTGGGTGAACTCCTCTTCTGGAATGTTTAGTGCTTCCGCTTGCTGGCGTAGGGAGTCAGCGTATCCGCTGAGGTTCTCCGACTGTTCCACGCCCAGATCACGCTCTGCTTGAAACTCTCTTCCGGCCTGCAGAGTCCGAAACGCTTGAAGCCCAAGGTTCACACCACGCCCAGCAGCGTTGCTGTAAGATCCAACGCCGCCGAGAACGAGCGGAAGGATCAGGTCATTAAACTTGATCCCTGTGACACCCTTGAAGTTCTTCTTCTTTTTCTTCTTCTGCGCCATTACACCCCTCCGTATGGCTGATAGAACCTGGAACTGGGTGGGGTGAAGCCACCTCCCATTGAAGCGTTCTGCAAGTTCTGCATGAATTGCATGCTCTGCGCTTCTGCGAACCTGCGCTTCTGTTCGCTCTCAGCCTGTACCTGACTATATGTGTTAAGGCCCATGGTTGCAAGGTTTCCTGCTTCATCAAGGAACCTTTGTTTTGCGGTTTGGGTAACTGGTGCAGCAGCACTCTTGAGGCTGGTGGTAACTGCTTCCGTGATTGGTGCTCCACCACTGACACCCATGTCGAGTCCAGCACCTATCCCACCTTTCAGCCCAGCAAGCCCCCTGTTAGTAGCCTGCCCAAGACCAAGACCAAGCGCATTCTTAGCGCCCTGGTCAACAGCCTGCTCAACCATGCCCTTGCCTAGCGTTTTTGTTGCAACCTCTTTGGTTACACCCTTGGCAGCAGCCTTACCAGCACCCTTGAAGCCGCCACCAGCGCCCATTGTTAGCGCATCAATGCCGCCACCAATGGCAACGTCTTTAAAGATGTCACCAACGCCTTTGCCCTCGACTCCACCCTTGATGGCAGTAACCGCAGCTCCTGCTGCCATTGCGCCAAGAGGACCGCCGAAAGCCATTCCGGCAATAGGTGCAGCTATTTCTGCTAAATCCATAATGCCGAAGCCGCCCCCCTTCTTTTGGAGCGCCCTCTCGGATTCCTCTTTTGTTTTCTTTGGGTCGAAGAACCTGACCATGAGTCACCTCATCGCTTGTGTTCATTGAGCTACTTCTTTTTGCCCTTTTTCTTTTTGCACTTTCTCTTCCTCAGACCAGCCATTATTTACCTCCTCCGCTTGTGGTAGTCCGCGTCCCGATTTGAGATGTAAGACCTCCAAGCGGCGCAAGTCCAATCTGAGCAAGAAGATCTGAGTCACGAATGGCAGCGTCGTAAAGCGCATTCAAGCCCTCCTGCTCAATGCCTCTCATCAAACCACCCATCTGTGCGGCGGCACCCATGCCACCCTGCAGCCTGGCGAGATCCTGCGCGTCACGCTGGTTGAATGACTGCGTGCCAGCAATGAGAGAGTTAATGTCTTGACCTCTGGCCTGCAGCCCCTGCGAACCCTGCTGCAAGAGAGCATTGATATCCTGCCCTCTAGCCTGAAGCCCAAGTCCTGCGTTTTGAAGAAGTTGATTGAGATCTTGGCCACGCTGTGTCACATCCTGACCACGCTGCCCGAGATCAAACTGTTGATCTTGCTCACGCTGCCCGATGTCCTGTTGCCTTTCCTGCACGGAGCTACTGATAAGCTGCTGCATGATCGGCATGGCCATCTGCGCCTTGCCTTGGGTGATCGCAGAACCTGCAGCGCCGGATCTCGACAACCCAGCAGCGCCCATTTGGTTCGCAATCCCAGGCAGAGCAGCCTGCTCAAACGTTGCCATGGCTGAGCGAAGGGCGGGGTGATTAGCAAAGTCAATGTTCTCAATCGCGCTGTCAATCCTGTCCTGATTAGAAGCCTGCGCCTCTCGTGGCATAGCTCCACCGGGGCCACCAGCAGATCCGCCACCAACGCCATAATCAGCCGAGCTTCCAATGCCAGAAAGATCGACGCCCCGATACTGAGAAGGCTGTGCCAATGCAGCCGCCCCCTGGAATGCCGCCTGAGCAGACTGGGTTGGCTCAAAGAATTGCCCAACCTGGTCATAGGCTGCGCTCTCAAGAGGGTCAGCGCCAGCAACCTGACGAGGACCAATGCCAAAGGCGTCAGTCAAGTTGTAGTTGTCAAAGACGCCCTGAACCTCGTCAGCCGTTGAACCAAATACTCGCCTCAACTCTGGTGGTAGCTGAGGATTGCTTGTACTCGTTTGTGATCCGCCACCGGCCATAATTGCCTCCTGTTAATATTAAACCACAGACAACAAAGAACTTCTAGTCGTCATACTTGCCGTTCATGTAGTTGCGAACGACCTCAATACCAGCAAAGCCGTACATGATTCCGGTCGCAAGGTTCTTGAAATACCAACGAATTTTGTACAGTGCATTCTTCATGTCTTTCTCCTTTTTAGTACGCATTGTAGGCCGGGAACGAATCCGTCAGCGACCCAAACCAGACCAGTTGAATTTCGGTACGCTTGCAGTAGACGTTGAAGGCCCTGCTGTTCATAAACCAGAAATATCGAAGGTTCTGCGAGCCACCATTGAACGACAGCCCGGAGATGTCGTAACCGGTGCCGATAGTCCCTGAGTGGCAGATGCCGGAATCCTGTCTCCGGTATAGCTCGCACTTGACCTTGTCCGAGAAGTCGTACTCCCAATTCCAGATGTGCCACGAAGCGCCAAACTTAGCACCGACCGTATTGTCGGTATTCGCGGAATCCCAACCCAGCGGATCGTTGACCTCATCTCCCAGGAAATACACGCTGATCTTGTGATTGACCTTACTTGAGTGACAGTAGATCAGATTCGGGTAGCTGGCCAGAGAATCATTCGTAAACGGCTCCTCGCAAAGCCCCCACCGCAGATTGTCCTCGGCATTGTTGTCGATGTAAGCCGCCCTCACCTGCATCCGGAAGCCTTCGCGCGGGAGGTAGCCGCCGATGTCCAGAAAGACTCTGGTTCCATCGTTGGCATCGTTCCCACAGCGGATAGTGACTCCGGGGTTCTGAACAACGAGGGTGGTTCCGTTCACAACGGCTGGCGCGTATTCTAGGTCGCCGCTGTACCCGTCCACTGACGTTTGGCCGAACCACGGCGACGTGAGCGGTTCCCCGACCGTCTGTGTGGTTGAGACCCTGTGAAGCAGCGGGAGGATGGCAAAGATGCTGGTAGACGTGAAATCGTTGCCCGTGCTGTCTGCTCCGCTTACATTGACCGCGCTGGAGGTTGGCGTAAACGAGCAGTCGGTCTTCGTTGGCGTCACGGTGTAGGAGCCATCGGCAACCCCGGTGAAAGAGTACGTACCGTCACCCGCTGTCATTGTGGAATCGTCAGCATCCCCGCTGAGAGTGACGGTTACATCCTCGACCACATCTCCCGTGACGGTGCCGGAAACCGTGTAGGTGGAGGCAGCACCACCGCCAACAGGATTCTGTATCCCGGCGGCAACGCCCATCCAGCGAAGAAGGTTCTTGTTGCCCATTACTTCAGGTCCCTAACGACCACGTATGCCGTCTCAGCCTCTGAGGTTGCCACGGCGTGCTCATCGGTCAGAAGTCCAACCTGAGTCATGTTAGCTGCCTTGCCAGTCTGGACAACGGCCCGAATCCAATATGCTTCCTGAGAATCAACAGTGCTCGCAGCCCAGTCACTCGGCTGAGTGAAGTGTAGCGTGCCAGCCTGCTCACCAAAATAGGTGCCATCAGTGGCTGTAGACCCAGAATTATCCTGCACAATCGTCAGAGCTTCCCAGGAGTCCCCGTCGTAGTACTCCCAACCAAGGACGCCGGCAGCATCATAGGTCTGGAGCGTGGCGCTAAATGGACAACTGATAGCATCGAACACATCAGCAGCGCCGAAGTACACAGCATCATCATCTGCAGGAGCATCAGGGAAAATCTGCCAGTTGGAAGTATACCCAGCCTCACCGCTGATGGTCGCAAGGTCAGCAAAAGACCCACCATCATCACCCTTGCAGAAAGTTGACGCCTGCGTTGTGTATGAGCTAACGCCCTCCACCTTGTCTGAAACAAACCACGCATAGCGCAGAATGCCAGAGAACTTCGTTGGCGCAACCTGCACAAAGTTGTGGCTCCCAGCGTCGAGGTCAATTGTTAGTGCTGTGGTGGCGTCGGCAGAATCAACAACAGGGTCGCTGAGATACGTGCCAGCACTCTCGTCGGATGTCTTGACAGTTAGCGATCCGCCCGAGAGCTTGTCATCTCGATCCCAGAACGCGACAATGTCTTCGCCATTGAGAGCAACCACCGCAGATGTCTTGGAGTTCGTCCATGTCACTGCGATTTTTCTAGCCATCTTCTTCCTCCATTACTGCATCCATCAGGATGTGTGATTTAGGCTTAAACCCAAGCCTTTCAAATATCTTAGCAACATTTTCATTCATTGCCCAGCAGCGGATCTTATTTGTTTCCTTGCTGGCGGCAAATTGTTTGATGATGTCAAACCCATTAAGGATCGTGTCCTGCCTGCCATCTCGATACTTCTTGTCAATCTCAAGTTGGGTCACAAGAATCATAATGGTTCCATCAATATTGACTACCCTTGCGAGAAGATGCCCAACAACCTTCTTTCTTTCTATCGCCGCGAGCACAATCATGTCTGGATTTTCCCGCATCATTTCATACGCCATGGTCTGATACAGGGTCTCCGGGTCTGAGTCTAAGTCATTGTCACGACTAAACTTAACGGCCCTATACAATAGCGCTGGCCCGTACTCGTGACAGTTCCTTGCGGCAAAATTAACAAGCTCAACCTTCATTGGGCTTCTCACTTTCGGCGGCATGAAGCTCGCTGAGGAGATACTTAATCTCCTCTACCTTGCCGCGCTCTGCGATAATGGCAACCTTCATGTTTTCAACGGCTTGAATCTTGTCCTGAATGTTGGCAACGTGTATATTCATTCGCTCCTGCAAATACTCAGCGATATTTTCTACTTTCATTTTCTCCCCCTTTGTTTATGCTACTGTTGCAACAGTGCCAGTACGTACTGTACCACCACTGTCTTTGTGTTTCACCTTCAAATACTTAGTCCCTGCGCTGCCGTCATAGTAGAAGCAGTAGGATTCGTTTTCCATGTCCGCATCTGCCGGGGCCGAGCTATCACAAGCCTGAACAACATGCACACCAGGAATGATCTTCATCCCAAAAGTCGTGGCAAAGGCAACACTTGAGCCGCCCCTGATCATGAACTTCAAGTAACCCGCTTCTGACCCGGCGGCTGAGTTTTCCCACAGGGCAGCAATGCGAGCAAGATACTTGGCTGTACCGGAAGCGTTCTCACACTCAAACAGAAAGTCGGGGCCACCATCATTGCCTATAGACGTTGAACCATCAGAAGCCATGGCCAAGACCATGGACGCTTGGGTAGAAGTAATCGTCCCACCAGTTTGCATTTCACGCTCAAATCGGTGAAAGCTGTCTCCGTAGACATACATCCCAGAATCAGTATACGCCTTAATTTGCATAGACTGATCGGTGTCACCAAGAATGACCTCATCAGATCCGTTGATCCCAAGAAGATCTTTGATGGCGGCTGATGTGTTGATCCCCTTAAGATATTTAGCATTCTGTAGCAGCGGTTCACATGAATCGAAGGTGGCATAGTCCGTGGACTTGAGCAGAAGTGTTTCTCCTGAATTCCCAACCTCAACACCGCTGGCCGAAAGACCAATCAGGTTTTTGGTAGAACCGCTGAACGCCTGTAAGTATTTGTCGATAGCAAGCAGAATGTCGGCGCTGGCTATGTTTACGAGTCCATTTGAGGCAAGCTCTACCCAGGCTCCAGTGTTTCCAACAATGGTGCGCGGTGTTCCGCTGGACTCATACTTGAGCATGTCCCCGATGACTGAATCCTTAAACGCCCCGCTGTTTACCTCAAAATCATTTCCGACAGAAGCCACAAACCCTGGTGCTGTGATTGTTTGACCAGCGGACCATGCACCAGTCAGCGCCCGCGTTCCATCGGCAAGGAGATATTGCGTGTGGTCGTCGTCGCCAAGGCCAGCCAAGCTGCCGTGATCCGAGGCGCTGCCCTCGCCGGGCTCGTTTGTCAACCAGTCCACCCAATCGGCCCCGGAGTCAGTGGGCTGAGTTCTCGCTTTGACCTTATTTGTGTCCCCGCCTGAGGTCTGGTAGATGACTGTGGCGATGGGGACGATCTCCTCAAGCGGGAGCGTCCCGTAAGCGATGGCGTTGATTTCCACCAAAGCACCGTCTCGCGCTAGCCCTATAGTGTTGTACTCGTTCTGCCCTTGGATGGCGATGTACTTTGGCCCCGTCCCATCGTCGGCGGTGATGTTGGTGGCGAAGATGTGACAGAGAACAAAGTCATTGTAGTCTA